AACAAGTGGAACTGATGGAACAAGTGGAACCGATGGAACAAGTGGAACTGATGGAACAAGTGGTGTTGATGGTACATTTTATGGATCAAGTGGAACAAGTGGTACTGATGGAACAAGTGGAACTGACGGTACTTCTGGTACTTCCGGAACTGACGGAACAAGTGGAATTTCTGGAGTAAATGGTATAGATGGTACTTCTGGAACAGGATTTAATGCTATAATAAATCCAGCAGACTATAGAATATTAGCAGCAACTGGTTCATCAACAGACCAAGCAATTGCTCAAACAAATCTTACTTTCGATGGTTATTTATTAACAATCGATGGTAGTATTTTATTAAATACAACACTATCTTTAGGTGTTTCAAGTACATCAGTTGTGGCCACATTTAGTAACACTTTAGGACGTGGAGTTTATTTTGACTATTATGTTTTCGGAGATAGTGGAACTAGAAGTAGAATGGGTACAGTTATGGCTATATTTGATAGTGCTTTAGTTCAATATACTGATACATCTACTACAGATTTAGGACTTGATACGAATGATATAGACTTTTCTGTTACCAATTCAGGTAGTGTTATTAGTTTAAATGCTATAGTAACTGCATATACTTGGGATATTAAAACAGGTATAAGAATTATATAATATTTTTTCTTATAGGTTATAATTTCTTAAATATGGATTCATGAAATTTATATATACATAGATTAGATTTTATCTATTCATGGCTTTTCTTTTGGAGAGTGAAAAAAGAAAAATAATAAATGAATCAAGAATTCGTAACAAGACGCGGTTTAATATCCCAAGGTGGTATAACATTTCCATATGTTGGTATAACAACAACATATTCAATATCTTCAGACGATTATTTTATAGAATGTACTTCAGGTACTTTTAATGTAACTTTACCAACAGCTGTAGGTTCAGCTGGTAAAATATATGTAATTAAAAATAGTGATACTGGAGTAATAACAGTTGATACTACTTCATCTGAAACTATTGATGGTGTTCTTACAAAAACACTTAATCAATATGATAGTGTTATATTTGAAAGTAATGGAACTAATTGGGTGATTGTTGGAGATTCTGGTTCAGTTTTTTCTTTGTCAGTTGATAATGGTTTGTCATTAATAGGAGCGACAGCTATTTTAGGTGGTACTATTTCACAAAATACAATTTTACATGGTGAAGAATATGATTTGATAATGTCTAATTTTGATAATCTTTATTTCACTTCTTCAGTTTTTGATGTTGAATCTGACTTTATAAGTTTAGATTCGGGTATAGGATCTATTCAAATCATTTCAGGTCAGGATATTGTATTAGTTGCTAATGATGTATTAACAATATCAGCAACATCAGGAAATATTACAACTTTTAACCTAGAAGGATTAGTTTATACAGCCGATTATAACGCTACTTTTGTTACACATTCACTGGTCGATAAACAATATGTTGACTCATTAATCAATGCTGTTGGTGCTACAAATGGTTTAAGTGAGGTTTCATCTGGTGTTATTGCGTTGGGTGGTACTATTTCACAAAATACACTCCTACATGGTGAAGGTTATGATTTAACTATTGAAAACTTTAATAGTCTTTACTTTACATCTTCTATTTTTGATGTTGAGGCGGATCTTATAAGTTTAGATGCTGGTACTGGTACTGTTCAAATATTCGGAGATTCTGGTGTGGATATAGTATCTGCTAGTTCTTCAATAACTATCTCAGGTGAGTCTGGTTTAGTAACTATCAGTAATTTAGAAGGATTGGTTTATACGGCAGATTATAACCCTACATTTGTTACACATTCATTAATTGATAAACAATATGTTGATTCATTATTCTCACTTACAGGTGGTAGCTTTTATACTGAAGTCACACATTCTGTTTTATTAGGATTAATTGCTTCAAACTCATTAGGAACAGCATCTAACTATTTAATAACAGACTATCAAACCATTTATTTAGCTCCTGATTATTATTGGGATGGTAATATAAGAACCTCAACTGCATCTTATGGTCCAGTTGAACCAATATTGGTTACTGCTTTGTCTTGTAACTCATTAGTAGTTGATGCTTATCAACCAAACTGGCCACTTGATACAATTAAATATGATGTTACTCAACAATCAATTGGGTCCGATGGTATATCAATGGGTACAATAATTGAAAGAGTTGATGAATATGGAAACAGAACAGACTATGATCATAGAAATGTTTTATATAAAAGATATCAATCATATAATAGAGATACAATCTCATCACATGCTGATAAAAGATTAGCAGGTGTTATAACAGATTATGATTGCACAACGGGAGTCATTAATGGTAATGGTACTGCATTCCTTACACAACTTTCTGTAGGTGATATCATTCTTATAGAGATTAATAATTTTACACAGGTAGGAGTTAAAGTTACTACTATTTATAGCGATATACTTATTGATGTTCTGATAGATTCTAGTTTTGCAGCTACTGTCTTCTCAGCTGAATCTTTTGAATATTACGCTTCTGTTCTATTAATTGGATCAGGTAATCCTGGTGATTACTCTCAATATTGTGATTGGAAAGAAGTTTATGTTGGTCAATCCGATGCTGGTGACTGGGCTAGTAGATATACATTTGATTTTGATTATGAAATAATAGATAGTGGTCAAGTTTTGTCTAAAAATAACTTTATTAATAATCACGAGGGGGTTCTGTATGGTTCAGGATTTGTTCTTTCAAATATAGTTTTTGGTAGAGAATCTATTTCCAATACTATTGGAAATTACTCTTTTGATAATACTCTACCTATAGGTTCTACTGGTAATTTTATCGGTGATTATTTTAATAGTAATACTATTTATGGAAATAGTGGTGCTGATGTTATCAGTGGTTCTAAATTTAATGACAATAGAATAGATAATAACTTTGAAGGAAATACCATTTTTGGAGTATTCAAAAGTAATCAAATAGGAAATGGATTTACTGATAATTATATTAATAGTTTGGAACAATCATTTTCTCAGGACACTAATAGAGGATTCTCTTTCAATACAATTGGAGTATCTGATATAATTTCGGTTATTTTTATACCTAAATGTTTTAATAGAAATAAAATAATGGGAACATTTAGAGATAACACTATTGGAACATCTTTCTATTCTAATAAAATATATAATTTCTTTAGAGATAATCAAATAGGATCTAAATTTGAGGAGAATGAGATAGGAACTATTGATTTTTTAGATAGTAATTCAGGTTTTAGATTTACTAGTAATATAATCAGAGATGGTTTTATTGGAAATATATTTTATAATTCAAATTTTTATAACAATAACATTGGTGATTCATTCACTGGTAATATAATCAGAGGAGAGTTCTATGGTAATCAAATAGGAGTTGACTTTCGATATAATAAAACAAATAACGAATTTTCATCCAATCAAATAGGAAATAATTTTAGTTATAATGACACATTCTGTAATTATTTTAATAATCAAATAGGAAATAATTTCTATGATAATAATTTTGGTGATAATACTAAATGGGGGTGGAATGATTTGAGTAACATTTCGGGTAGAAATTTTAATTTATTTTCTACCTCACTTGATTATTTTGGAGGTGATTTTAGAGATAAAATTATTCTTGAAGAACTTGTTATGTTTGATGTTGTTAATAACCAATATTATAGAGTTATGTTTACTAGATTTACACCAGGTTCTTTTGGTGGTGGATTTTCATATGAAAGAACAGAGATAGATCCAATAACCGGATTAGATATTGGCTCTACTGTTTATTTTACTAAAACCGATGGTGGTTTCGAAGTTGATATTATATCAGCTGGTGTTTTAGAAATAACTGGTGATGTGCTTAATGATGGTTTCTACAACTCAGTATCTGAGAGTTCTTATACTGGAGGTTTTTCACCAGATGGTACATTATGGAATTCAAGGTATACTGTTTATGATGATATTAGTGGAACATATAATTATGTCAGTGGAAGTGATTTCATTAATAACAAAATTAAAAATGGTTTTGAAAAAAATACTATTAAATCTTTTTTTGGTGGTAAAAATAATAATGGTAACAATATAGATGATGGTTTCTACTCTAATAATATTAGATTGAACTTTTATGATAATAATATTGGTAATAACTTTAGATCTAATATAATAAAAAATGACTTTATCAGCAATTCAATAGGTAATACTTTTGCTAATAATAATATAAAAAATAATTTTAAGTTAAATGAGATACAAAATAGTTTTCAAAAAAATTATATAGATTATGATTTTTACTCTAATGAGATACAAAATTATTTTGAATCCAATTTAATAGGATATGACTTTCATGGAAATAGTATAGGTAGTTATTTCAAAAATAATCTTATAGGTAATTATGTAAGACCAGCTAGTTTCTATGATAATGTTATTGGTAATTATTTTGGTACTGATATAAATGGTAATAATCTTGGTAACAATATTAAAACATTATTCTTTGGAAATAGGATAGGTAACTTCTTTAATGATAATATTCTATTTGAAAACTTCGAAGCTAATAAAATTGGAAATGGATTCTTTCAAAACTTGATTAATGATGGTTTCTATAGTAATATTATTGGAGAAGACTTCAAATTTAATTTACTGGATTCAAACTTTACTAATAATAATATTGGAGATGAATTTACTATTAATATTTTTGGTAAAAATTGTGTCGATAATGTTATTGGTAATCTTTGTTTATTGAACATTGTTGGTAATCGTTTCGATTCTAATAAAATTGGGAACATTTTTGCACAAAATACGATATCAAATAACTTTACAAATAATAACTTAGGAGATTTAAATACTGATAATATAATTGGAGATGATTTCGTTGGTAATAATACTAAATTGAAATTCAAATTAAATCAAATACAAGATAACTTCGAATATAATAATGTTGGTATTAATTTTGAATCTAATTATATTCTAGATAACTTCTTAGAAAATGATATTGATAATGACTTCAAGTTAAATGTAATTGGAACATCAAGTGTTTATGGTAATAGTGCAAACTTCGAAAAGAATGTTATTGGACATTCATTTAAGTCTAATAGAATCGGTCAAGGATTTAAAAGTAATCAAATTAAAGATTACTTCCTTAAAAATGAAATAGGATATGCATTTGAGTATAATGTAATAGGTAGTTATTTTGGAAACGATGAGACGACTCCTAATTTTTATTTCCCAATTCCATTTTCCAATAGAATCAAAGACTTTTTTAATAATAACAGAATTGGTGACTATTTCGGGTATGATATAAATGGTGGTGGTGGAAACGGTGGTAACCTAATTGGTACTAAGTTTAACTTCAATACAATTGGACATGCATTTGTGTTTAACATTGCATATACTGACCAATTTGGTGGTGATTGTATGTCTACTAATACTATTGGTGATGACTTTTCGGTTAATACTATAAAACCACATTTCAATTTTAATACAATTGGAAATCTATTCCGAAATAATGATATAGATACCGATTTTACTGGAAATACTATTCCGTATTTCTTCTATTCAAATACAATAGGTAAATATTTTTTATCAAATGTGTTATCATTTACTACTATGTTTAATAACATTAAAGATGGGTTTGAGTCAAATCATATTGGTGATTCATTTATTGGTAACTTTATCAACATTGGTTGTGCTAGAAATGTCATAGGTGATTTAATGGGATCTACTACACTTGGTAATACAATAGGTAAAGATTTCACGGATAATAATATCGGTAATAACTTTAGATTAAATACTATTGATAGATACTTTCAACATAATGAAATCGGAAACTTCTTTGAAGGTAATGATATTGGTGTTAGGTTTCAACATAATGAAATCGGAAGCTATTTTGGAGCTAAACAAAATCTATTCTTCTCTATTTATACTCCTACTGGAAATACTACCAAAGAAGACTTTATAAGTAATAAAATTGGAAATTATTTTGGTAATGATTTTAATTATCCAGCCGGTTCTGGTGGTGAAGATGGTGGTAATTTAGTGGCCGGTTCATTTAAAAATAACATATTCGGAGATAATGTTATTTTTAATATTTTTGATAAAATCTTTCAATGGAATCAATTAGGAAATGAAATTTGGTACAACTCTTTTGGTAAATCTTCTACAAGTAATAAAATTGGAAACCTATTTGTTGGTAATAGTGGTAATGGTGGTTGGCCTAATATGATGGGTCCTAGATTTGTTTTAAATTCTATAGGAGATATTACTGGATTTAACCAGATAAGAAGAGAATTTCAACATAATAAAATCGGAAATAGATTTGGTAATTCTACATTAACAGGACCTTCAAATGACATTCGTGCTGGATTTCAAAGAAATGTTATAGGTAATTATTTTGGATCTGATAGAAATTTTGGAAATACCCGAGGTGGTAATTTTATAGAATCTGATTTTGTGGATAATCAGATTGGTAATGAATTTATGTATAATTTAATATCTTATTCATTTTCTGGTAACCTTATATACAATCTTTTTACCAATAATAGTATAGGATACTCTTTCACCTATAATTACATTAGTGATGGATTTGATGATAATAATGTACAGGAGCTTTTCAGTTATAATAAAATAGTAACAAATAAATTTTTTAGCAATATTATTGACAGAAATTTTAAACAAAATATAATTGAAACCGAAATAAGTTCAGTTGATTTTACAACATATAATGGTGAGATATTAACTTATACATTGACAACTTCTATTGCTGGAACAAATGGAACTTACACTGGATTAACACCTACAGGACCATCAAGTCTTAGTGGAACTGGAGCCACTTTTGATGTAGTTGTGTCAGGTGGTGTCGTTTCATCTGTTTCTATAAATACCGGTGGTAAGTATTATTTACCTGGTAATACATTTGGTATAAATGGCGCTTATATTGGTGGATCTTCAGGATCTAATTTTATTATAACCATAAATAATGTTAGAATTCCATCAGTTTATGCGACTTATAGTTGTCACATAATTGAAAGATATGATGGTGTTAAGAGATTAACTTATCATAATGCTTTTGATGCATTAACAGTAAAAAATATTAATATATAAACTATGGAGGAACAACCAAATAATAGTGTGGCGACAGTAGCAAGTGGTATGTTTATATCAAGAATTAATTCAGATGATGATAGACGAACATCATATGAATTAAATAAAGTGACCGATATTGAAGGATTTGTAGCTGACACATGGGGTCTAGTTGAGGATCTTGGTGGTGTTCAAATACAAAAAGGTAAAAATGGACCGATTTTGACAATTGAACCTAAAGTTGGTGGTATACTCAGAGTTTCAGCATCTAATGAAGAGTATGCTAAAAAAATGGGAATTGAAGCAACAGAAGTTATACTAACAACCAAAATTTTTAGTTTCTTTTTTAAAGTTAAAGAATATAAAGAACTGAGTAAAGGAATAAACTTTTCTACAAATATTGGAAGATCTATGTTAATTTCAGCTGGTGATTTTCCAAAAATTCTAATACCAGGTATTGATTTACCAATAAAAAAAAGATTTAATGAATAAAAGATATGGAAAAATCGGTAAAAGCAACAAGACCTGATATAACTCCGGTTAAAAGAAATTCTACTTCATATTTTGAAGATAATCAACAATATAGTTCCGATATCATAAATTCTATATTAGATGAGATTGATGGTATTAGATCCGCTGGAAATACATTATCTATGGAGTGTCATAAGATTCAAAATAGTATTAGTGAATTTGAAAAATCAATTGAGGGATTGACGGACCAAGCTTTAATTAAAAAAACTCAGAAAAAAATAGATGATCTTAATTCTAATTTAATAAAAAGAAATAAAATATTAAATGATTATAACTCTCTTAGTGAGGAAGAACTATCTCTTTTCATATCTGATAAGTTAATAGGTAATGATGTGGTTGATATTAAGAAAAATTCTAAAAATAAGATGCTTAGTCTTAAAAGATACACCGATGGTATAATTAAAAACTCAAATACTAAAGCAGAAAAACAAAAAGAGACTTTGAATAAGGTTTCTGATTTACCTAGTCGTAAAAAAATTAAAGAAATGCCGGCTATTCCAAATAAGTCTAAGATTCCAGCTCCTAAAAACTCATATCAAGTTGATGAGATTGTATTGTTTGTTAAAAAATTTACAGAGAGACAGAATTTACACAAAGTTAAATTGACAAAAGCCTTTGAATTATATATTTCAAATTCAGGTAAAACAAATAGTTAATTCCTTTATATTAATAAAAAAGAATTTTAATTTTGAGAATTAATATTAAAGATGTATTTGGTCACTCTCTTAAAGAAATAAATAAAGATATATCTGATTTTTTAAGTAAATATTACACTATAAATTCAGTCAGATGTGATGTTTTACTACAACATTACTTAAAGAAAGTTCCTCATAGAGATAGATACAAAAAGTGTATTCTGATACAACCTGTGGATGGTACAAGATTTTATAAACAAACCATAAATGAGTTTAATACCTATGATTTAATTATAACTCCTTCTACCAATTGTGAGAGAATATTACTTGATAATGGAGTTATATCTCCAATTTCTGTAATACCAAACTATTACTACACAGATTTATTAGATTCAAATAATACTTATTTTAATGATAAGTTTACAGATAAAAAATATACATTTTATTCAGAGACAACCGGAATACCTAGAAAGAATGTGGTAAATATTATAAAACATTTTAATAAAACATTCACTAATAATGATAATGTTAGATTAGTTATTAAAATTTCTGAAGGTAAGTATCATAATGACGTTGAGAGTTTAATAAAAAAGAATGAGAACTCACCAGAGATTATAATAATAAGAGATTTTTTATCAATTGAAGAATTGATGTCAATTAGAAAAGGAATCGATTGTTATATTTGTTTATCATATATGGAGGGATTTTGTATACCACTTTTATACGCAGCCGTTCTTAAAAAAGATATTATTTGCTTCAACTCTAAAATAAGTGGATATATGGATTTTATTAACACTAGTAATGCTTGTCTGATTGAAGCCTTTCCAATACAAATAGAACAAAGTTTTGATAGTGTTTTAATCTATTCAAAGGAATCTGAATGGGAGGATATAGATTATAAAGATTATAGAGCAGCTTTAAAATCTATCTATAATGGTGATTATAAATTCGATAAAAATCAAGATTATTCCAAATTTTCAATTGAAAATGTTATGAATGAATACTTATTAGAGATGAAAATTATAGAAAGACTAATTTAATTAGTTATTATTATAAATTTCCAAAAGTCTATTTTGCACATCTGTATCAGTCCATTGACCAATAGCTGTATAAGCAACATCACCTTCCCATAAAGTAATTTTACCACTAAATTCATTTACGTGAGCTGTAACTTTTTTCTTTTCATTGTTATCAACCACTCTTTTAACGGTTACTTTAGTAATTGCTGGATTTTTAGGGTTATTAAAATTAACTATCATCTTTGTATTTTTCTTTTATATATTAATTTTTAAAATTAATTATTTTCAAATTTATAATTAAACCTTTCTAAATATTCTTTCATTCCTTCTTCAACAAACTCTCTAGTTTCTGAATCATACATTGATGAGTAATGACTCGTTTCATCTCTTCTTTTTGACTTTTTATAATGACCGAGAGATCTTTTGGATATTGGCATTTGTAACTTAGAGATTAAACCATTTATGTCATTTTCTAAATTTTCATATCTAATTACCTCATCAATTATAAAATTTCCATCAATAAACATAAATCTATTGTGTTTATCTGTTAGTTCGATTAGTATGTTAGTTGTCATTATAAATTCTTTGAAAGTTAGGATTGCTCCTCCACTATAAACATCATAAAATGGTTTGAAAAAGTAGTTACTCACTAACATATCAAATGGATTTCTAATGTTTATTATTTTAGTGTAGTTATCAAATGTCTCACTACCTAATGAGTCTCTTAATACACTTGCTTTCATGTGATTCCAATAATCACCATAGGATGTTAGTGATGTTCCTTTTTTACCTCTTTTACCTATTATGCCTTCTTCAGTTGCAATAGCTCCTCTTTTATGACTTTCCTCAATATTAGATATACAATATTGTTCTAAAAAGACTTCAGTGCTTGTTCCAGCTGTTTTTAATGATTTGAGAAAAATAAATTTATATAGATGTGATACTAACATTTTTTGTTATTTGATTTTTATAAACCTGAACCAGAATCTCTCGTGTAAAAAGTAAATTAATGGTTTTATTAACAATTCACTCATTCCTAATAAAGATGACATCTCTATTGACAAACCAAAACAATAAGCACCAATTACAGTAACTGATGTTCCGAGTATTCTATATGATAAGGTTTTAAGTATATGTCTTTTTGTTGAGTTGTCTACTTCATTTATATAAGCTACTCCATTTTCAATTTTTAGAACTCCTATGCATGTAACATGATATTTCCATCCAAGTTCCTCAATAAAATCTTTTGTTGTTATTACTTTTGATTTTATAAATATATTAGATACTAATATTTCTTCATTTTCACATATTAATCTCCAAGTATCTTTATCTGAACTTGATTTTGTGTTGTATCTTATCTGATAAGTTTTTTCTTTACTCATTTAGTAAGTATTTTTTTATATCTTCTTGGATTGACTCATCAACCATTAATTTCCAACTATCATCTCCTTCTTTTATACAATCTCTTACCTTTGTTGCTGATATGTTGCCTATGTTATCAGGTGGTGTGAATTCATTTATTTCATATCCAACTCCTCTTCCATAATTAACTGATTCTATATCCGGTATTATTATAACTTCAACATCATCCCCTTTTGATGAGTGATACTTTCTTATCATATCAACTGTTTGTTGAGTTGTGAATGGATTTTTATCATCTGGTTCGATATCTCTAATCATTATTAAAGCTCCTACTCCAGATTTTAATTTTTGTTCAATCAGTTGAATATGTCCATTGTGATATGGTTGATATCTTCCAATGAAAATAGCTCTTTTTTTATCTTTATTATTGGTTGGTAGTCCACCATGATTTGACTTTGACCAAGGTAAATCTAAATTCTCTATAAGTCTTTTGATTGTAAACTCTGGTTCTTCATCCGTGGTGTTAATATCTATGTAGTTTTCTACAGGAGATTCGTATTCATCTGAGTGAAATTTCTCACGTCCTCTTATATTGGTCGTGTGTACATATATTTCTACAACTTTTGTTCTCGATTTTAATTCTTCTCTTAGTTCTCTATATGGAGCTACTAAAGACACAACAACATCATTTCCTTTGTTTTGTATGTATTGTGCGATACTTTGAGCTCTTTTGATATTCTCATATCTACCTTCTTTTGAGTAGTTTTGATTGTTAGTTAAACTTCTTAAATCATCACCATCTACATGAAATACTTTTTTGTTGTATTTTTCTTCTAGGTATTTGATAAGTAAGTTTGAAAGTACTGTCTTTCCGTGTCCGGGTTGTCCGGTAAACCAATATATTGTATCCATATAATTATATATTGAATATAATTACTTACCTGATAAAAAATCGAGTATTTTGTTTAAATTTTCACGATTAAATCCTTCTGGTAGGGGTTTTCCACCGGATTTAAGATAGTCACCATAGACATTATTATATTCATCTATTGTGTATATTTTATTATCTATATCCGATTGAATAACATTGGTATCATGGAAAGTAACGGTCTTATTTTGAAGTCTGGTTTCTCCATAAGCTGGACCAACTGGTCCTACTAACTCAGTACCTGATATTTCTTCGTTTATAAATTTTCTAAAACTTTTAATCTTCATTCTCAGTAGGTATTTTTTCGAAGTATTCATCTTGTTCTTCAATTGAATATTGATCCTTCTCTATGTTATATATTAAATTATAAAGGAACTTATCATGAAGATTGTGCTTTTCACCTCCTTTTAGAGTTAGTATGCAGGTTTCCTGTTCAAAGTTATTTACAATTTCTATTATTTCAAGACCTATCTTACCATTTCTATCGTGTAAATCACATATTATCTTTTTACCAATTTCTAGTATCTCTGTTATCTTTTTAAAAGTAGAGTTTTTTGAAAGATATAAATAGTCTTTCATGATTACTTCTTGGGTTGAATTGTATAACTCAATAAATCCCTTTTCTCTTGATGTAAGAGTTTCTTTTTTTAAGACCTTATCTAAAATTTTGTCTAATTCCATCTCTTTAACTGATTTGTTAAATAAATAATGTTCTATTAACCTTCTTATCTTCATCATATTATCATTGATTTCTATAGTTTATATATTAAGAAGAATAATTATATTTTATATATACATTGTAAAATTTATATTTCTAAATGGATAAGAAGTTATTGGATTCTTTAAATAATTTATCAATTGCCCTGCAAGATATTTCAGACTCTCTTAAGAGTAAGAGTGAGGCTTCATCTGCTACTGCTAAAGCGATGAAAGGTGGTAATTTTATAAAAGAAATAAAAGAGATTAACGCTGGTGTAAAGCAATTACAAAAAGATAGTAAACAAATACTTGCTAATCAACAAACTATAATGAAGATGGGCAAAAGTAAGAGTAAAGGTGCTGATGCTGCTGAAGGACTTGGTAAAGACAAACAAAAACAAAAAAACTTCAAAGAAGGAATCGGTGTTATTTTGTTACTTGCTGTTGCCGTTTTAGCCTTGGGTATCGCCTTCAATCTTGTCGGTAAAGTTAATTTCCTATCTGTTATTGCCTTATCTATAGCTCTTCCTTTATTGGCTATAGGTTTTGCTAAAGTTCATACCGTATTAAAACAAGTTGGGTTTGATGCTAAGAAAGATTCTAAGAATTTTATTATAGCTATTACAGCTATTTCACTTGGTATTACAATCTCCTCTTGGATATTATCAATGGTTACTCCAGTTACATTTACTAAAATGTTTACTATAATATTAATAAGTGTTGGATTCTCTGCTTTATCACCGGCTATATATAAATTGATACGAGCATTTAAGGGTATGTCATTCCTGGAAGTTGTTAAAAGTGTTTTATTCTTACCTATGATATTACCCGCGATTGCTTTAGGTATCGCCTTTGCATCTTGGGCTTTTCAGTTAGTTAAGCCAGTTGGATTTAGTCAAATGTTTACAACTATATTTATAGCTTTGGCTTTCACCGTTATATCATTTGGTATAAGAAAATTATTACAAGCATTTAAAGGGATTGGAATGGCAGCTTTATCAAAGTCTGTTATATTCTTGCCTTTGATATTACCTGCTATCGCTTTAGGTATCGCTTTATCATCTTACGCCTTACAATTAGTTAGACCAATTAGTCTTGGTCAGTTCTTTACAACTATATTTATTGCATTGGCATTTACTATAATTGCCTTTGGAATTAGAAAATTAATGACTGCTTTCAAAGGGTTAACTCCAGTTGAAATGTTAGTTGCCGCTGCTGGAATACCTGTTATTCTTGTTGCTATCTCATATGCGATTGCTCTTTCATCACATGCTTTTTCTATGATTCAACCAATAGGATTTTCTCAGTTTTTAACAGCTCTTGGTATTGCTATTATATTTGTTGTTATTTCCTTTGCTGCTAAATTTATAATAAAAGCGGTTTCTAAAATGAAGATGCAAGATGTTTTTAAATTACCTCTCTTCTTTGTTGCGGTTTCTGTAGCTATTTGGTTGTCTTCTGAAATATTATCTAAAACAAAAGTTATAGATTTTATGAAGATGTTGAAGATAGCACTATTTAGTATTGTTTTGGCTATAGCGGTTATTGCGATAGGAGTTGCTATGTTAGCTCTTAGTAAAATGAAAGTTAGTGTTAAAGATGCTATTATGGGAGCATTGTTAATAGTTATTATATCACTTGCTATAATGATTTCATCTCATATCTTAGCGATGGGTAATTATAAAAAATATCCAGATTGGAAATGGGCATTAGGTGTTGGTTTATCACTATTGGCATTTATTCCAGCAATGCTTGTTTTAGGTAGTATCGCTATGTCTGGGTTTGGTGCTTTAGCTATTTTGGCGGGTGGAGCTATGGTTCTGGTTGTTGCCTTAGCAATTGTTGCAACTTCACATATTCTAGCGATGGGTAAATATAATAAATATCCTCCTATTCTTTGGACTCTTGGTGTTGTAGCTGCTATGGCTCCGTTTGCATTGGCTATGGTTGCTTTAGGTCTTATAGCAATATCCGGTATTGGAGCTATCGCTATGATTGCGGGTGCTGTTGCTATATTAGGAGTAGCTGAGACTATAGTTGAAACATCTAAAATATTGAGTAAAGGTAAATATGTTGGTGGTCCTCCTTTATGGTGGGCGTTGAGTACTGGACTTGTTATGGGTGGATTTGGACTAGCTATTTTATTACTAGGTTCGTTTATAGTAGGTACTTTAGGATTTGGATGGTTGGCATTAGAAGCGGGTGCTGAAGCCGTTAGTTTAATTGCTCAGTCTATTGTTGATGCTTCTATAATATTACAAAAAGGTAAATATACTAAAGGACCTACTAAAGAATGGGCTGAAGGTATAGCTATCGCATTAGGAGCTTTCTCTCCTATTTACTCAATGTTAATGACTAGTGGTGTTTTATCCATTTTTGGTGGAGGAGGTGTTAGTCCAGCTGATTTCGCCGCTGCTATTATTACTGTCTCTGGTGGTATTATTGATGCGGCTGGATTCTTTGCTAATAACTCAGCAGCATTTATTAATGGTCCTTCTGAAAAATGGTCCAAAGGAGTTGGTTTAGCTATTGGTGCTTTTGCTCCTGTTTATAAGATGTTAGTTGACTTCCCGTTTAGTGGAGGTAAAAAAATGAGTGCAGCTATCATAACTATATCTAAGGGTATTATTGACGCAGCTGACATATTTGCTGCTAATAAATCTACATTTGATGAGGGTTATCCTTCTGAGAAGTGGGGTAAAGGAGTTGGTGCTGCTCTTAACGCTTTTGCTCCTGTTTTCAAATCATTAAGTGAAGATACTGGTTGGTTTACATCTGGTACTGAGGTAGTTGATGGTATGTCTTATGGTGTTAGAGCTTTAGCTTACTCATTAACAGATGCGGCTTGGGCTTTCAATACTATTGGTGCTGATGCTTGGACAGCATACCCTAGTCAGGCTTGGGCCAACGGTGTTAAATTATCTATAGTAGGATTTATGGATATTTTTGGTGAAATTGAAGAAAGAGGATTTAGTGTTTTCACATTTAAGATGTATTCTAAAGTTCTTGAAGGCGCTATCAAGTCTATATCTATGTCAGCTATGTATTTGTGGAGTGCTCAGAAATACTTTAAATTTAAGTTAGATAAGTCTTGGGTTACTAATTTGGGTAAAAATGTTATAGGGTTTGCATCTATAACTCAACAATTAGATAAGATGTTAGGATTTGATGAAAAAACATCTATCAAATCTGGTGGATTTATGGGAGTTGGTGCGTCAACTACTACTACTACAACAAGAAAGATGAAAGATGTTTCTATTGTTAATAGAGTTGTTAGTCAAATTGTTGAAACAGCTAGAATTTTACATATTAATCAAAAGTTTTTCAAATTTAAATTAGATAGAAATTGGGTTTATGATCTACATTGGAACTTAGAAAATTATGCTAAATTAACTAGAATACTTGATAAGATTCTTACTATTAAAGAGGTTAAAACTATGAGTCTTGGTAGATTTGGTAGTTACTCTATCGAAACTACTAGAGCAGCTGATGTTGGAACCGTTAATAGGATTGTAAATCAGTTGGTAATGACTGCTGGTATTTTATGGAAGAATAAAAAATTCTTTGAAAATAAGATAGATCCTAGTTATGTAAAAAATATGGCTACTAATATTAAAGATTTTGCCAAATTAGTTAGATATCTTAGTAAAGATGACTCACTTTCCAGTGGCGGTATTTTAAGTGCGTTTGGTTTAGATCCGGTTTCAAGGGCAGCTTTAGGTATGAATAAAATGGCTAGTGCATTTGATAAGTTGGCCTCATCACTTAATAAGTTTAGTTCAGCTATTAAATCAGTTGATGGTCAGAAAGTCAACATGATAAGAAAACTTACTGGAAATATTGCAATACTTTCGTCAATGGACTCTAAGATGTTCAATAATATGTTGACCGTTCTTGAAAAAAGAAGTAGTGTATTTTCTAAACTACTTGATTCACCAAGAGGTGGAGGTGGTCCAAATGTTGGTGAAAAACCAGGTGGTGGTCAGAGAGAAGTTTGGGCTAAGAAAGGTAATCAAGGACCTGTTGATGGTAAAGGCGAAAGTGCTTTACATAAATTGGATAGAATTGCTCACTTATTAGACTCAATTAACAAGAATGTTGATACAGTTGATGATTTAGTAATGCACATAATGACTAAAAAAGAAGAGAAACCGTTAGGAACTGAAAAGCCAGCATAGGAACTAAACTAATTGATATATAAATTATATAATACAAATGAAAAGAATATCTCTATTTAAAAAAATAAGTGTTTTTAGAGAATATAAAAAGTCTCTTAAATCCATTAAGGCCGAATTAGAACAAACATTTGGTGCAAGAATTGATAATGCTTGGAGAATCTATAATGTTATAAATATTCCTGATGAAGTTATAGGAGAACCTTATAATCTAAGAAAGGCTGATATTGATAAGATAGCTGAAAGTTCTGTAAAAGAATATACTACAGAATTGTCTAAATTCTTGAACACTAAGGGTTTACAAGAGTTATATGATTTTTATGAAGTTAAAAAAGTTGATAAATATTCATATCTTGTAATTATTGGTTTTTCTTTATTTAAGAGTAATGAGTATTATGATACTATCAGATATAAAATATTGCCAACAATTTCAGTTATTTCTATTATTTTATTATTTATTTTATTTCTCTAACTAAACTTTTCCTCGAATATTTTTTATAATAAAAAACAAATAAAAAATAATATATGGATAATTTCTACGAGTTGTCAGAGGATACAATATCAACATTCTTTGAAGTATTTAACAAAAAAGCATTTCCAGTTTCTGTCAAATTTCAATTTGAGGGAGATGAGAAACAAAAAGAACTGATTAAAGTATCAGTAATTCCACCAAAATTTGCATTTCTTTTACAAAAAGAAATAATGGTATCTATCAATGAAGATTTAATGATGGTATTTGACGAAGAATCAATTACAATTTTAATTGAACAAGAAATTGATAAAATTAATATCAATGTCGAGACTGGAAAAATCAAATTAGGAAAAACAGACCTAAATACCTTTTCATCAATCGTTAATAAATATGGTGTTGAAAAAGTAGCAAGAGCTAATAAAGTGGAAGAGTTATACAAAGAGCAAAAGAAAGATGCTAAAATTGACGAAGAATTTATAGCATAATTATAAAAATAAAATATGAAAAACGAAAAATATATAAAGGCTCTTAGACTTAAATATCAATCGGACATGGCTGAAGCAGATGCTGCTTTAGAACTATATTTATCTAATGATAATCTATCGGCTATTGGAGAGCATTCCGATTTATTGGAAGAACAAGATAAATGGATTGGTAAATATACAGATGCTAAAGATAAACTAGAAAGTTTAGAATCTTTAATCAAGACTTAAAATAAAAATAAAAATAAAATATGGACAAAATCGAAACAAATACAGTAAAACCACAATTATCTATCACAAATGAAGGTGTTGAACACTTAATTCTAAGTCTTCAAGAAGAATCTCTTCTTGATAGTAAAGTTGCTGATGTTGAGAACTATATGAGTTCTAATGTTGGTAAAGATAAAACTGACGAAGAGAAAGATGAGTTGTATAAAGAAGCTCAGGTTCTTTGGTATAACTTTGTTAATTCATTAAAAGAAGCAAAGTATAACTTCTTCCTTAATAGAGCTGAACATAAGTTCTTAACAGACTTAATTCTAACTAAATTAGAGTATGATGTAAATACTATCTTCTTCGCTATTGAATTAACAAATACAATGGGTGGTATGAAAGATGCTAAGTATGTAAATGATAAAGATGTAGTTGCTTTTCCAGTTAATGCTACTGAGATTACTTATATCTATCATTTGATTTCTAAGCATAAAATTAAAGGTCTTACAAAAGATGCTTATACTTTCTCTAAGCTTTTATTAAAAATTGGAGATATCTCTAAAATCTTTAATTATTATGAAGCTACAAGTAAAAACTTATCAAAAGATATCCAAGATTGGATTGTTACTTTTGATTCCGGTGTTGACTTTGAAACAGCTAGTGCTTCCGTTTTACAACCAGAAGCATAATTAATACTCCTTAAATAAAAAACCTCCAATAATATTGGAGGTTTTTTATTTTAAGGTAATTAGTATATTTGAGATATAGGAATAAATGGACCTATTGGGTCTATATATTTTGTAGGTTCTGTTAAATCTTTATTTCCTCTTATTTCATAGTTTTTTCTATCTCTATAGATTAATCCATATCCATTATCAGATGTTACTTCAATTACAACAAATGGATCAATATTTGAATCTATTGTGAAATTATATGGTAATATAGGATTCATTTCGGAGTTTTTTGGAACTTTTCTAAATTCGGATAGTGTTTGAACAGGTTCTAAATCTATTTCTCTCCATTGAGTTATATTAAGCCAATTTTTATCAGATCCATTATCTAAAACCGGAGGAACACTTGTTGTTATAGATGATGTTCCTGATGATGTCGCGAATGTACCTAATCCAGTACACACATAAATATCTCTGTTATACTCAACTACATTTGTTACTTCATATGAGGTATTAGGTACCCAAGATTTAGTATTTTCATATTTTCTAGGGTTATTAATTTTATTATTATCTTTAGCTGATTCATATAATTTATCATAGTAGGTTATTTTATCACCAATACTATAAGTTTTAAATGGTGCCCATTCTTTATATGTTTTATAAGTTCTTATAGAAATATTAAAGTAATCAGGTATTTCTAAATCTACTCCATTAAATGGTTTCGGAGGTGGAACTAAACCAGTTGGATTTTTATCAGATCCTATTCCTTCAATTATTGTATAAAAATCTAATACACAATTGTAAACGGTAGAACCACTATTAATTGGCATTAAATAAGCCTCATTTAACCTAAATGTTATAGGGGTCATATTCTCTTTTGAGTTTATAAATCTAACATCATATGTCGTATGTACAATCTCATTTGTGCTTTTTAGATATGCTTTTCCTGTTATATCCATTATCTTGTGAGTTAATGGAATTATATTTCTCTTAAGCCAATATTTAAGACCTTGTAGTTTAATTACAACTTCATCTATTGAATAGTTTAGTACATTTGTTCCTTCCTTATCTGTTATTTGATATGTTAGGTTAAACATATTTGTTTCTTCGTAGTTTTCGTTTGGAAAGTTATTTTTTACAAATTCACTTTCAGTAAATCCTTCTATTGTGTTATCAAACATATCCGGTATTTCTACTTTGAATAGTTTTAAAAACTTTTCTGAATTAGGATTTATATCTCTATAGTATTCATTTAATTGTAAGTCATTATATCCAAAGAAGTTTATTGCATTTATTATTGATTTGTAAGCTCCTATATACGGGTATATAAGATGTTTCATCATCAACATTTCTTTTCTTTTCTTATTCAAAATTGTCCAGTCTGTACCACCCTCTAAAATATCATATTCTTTAAAGATAAATACCTCATTCGGTGCTATTAGTTTTCCAACATTACCTAATTCAATTTTAAATCTCTCATCCTCTACTTCAGTTTGACCATATACAACAAATCTAGATATCTCTCTGTCTATAACCTTTATAGTTGTTTTTAAATAAGTAGTGTTATTTACTTTAGGGTAGTCTACTATTACTGTTGATTCTGAATATAATAAGTCATTGCCTGATAAGAAGTCCAATACCATATTCTTAGCATAGACAGTTCTTATTTTCATTATAAGTCCATTATTGTTTGATATGTATTGTGATGATTTATTTGTTAAGTCTCTTACATAAATAGTTATTAATTGACCTTCTTTTAGACCCTTGCCTATGAAGAATTCTGATGATAGTGTATTTATACTTATCATAGCCCTTTTATCTGGTCCAAATTGGTCTAAAGTTTCAAATTTTAATATTGTTCCATTTATTTGAGTTGATTCAAATTCAATAGTAACTTCTTCTTTTTTCCAAAGTTGTAAAACAGATCTTAATGCTCCCTCCTCTTCAGATTTGTATCCAACAAATAGTTGAATAGGTTCTGGCTCTATTGATATATTAGACTCATCATCTATATAACTTAGTTTATACTCAACTTTATTAAATATAGTTTGTTGATATTCTGGAGAGTTAAGCTTAGTTAAATCTTTATTCGCATTTTTATTCAATACTACCGGACTAAGTGGCTTTGTTCCTGTATATGAATATGAACCATTTATCGGTAACTGATCTCCACTAAAGTCATACATAAAAAATTCAGGAACATCATCAGCGAACCATTTCCAATAATATTTAACTTGAACTTCTCCTTCAAAATTTTCTCTTGGTCTTCTTACATACTCTTTCGTTTTTAACCATAGGTCAACATGTGGTTCATAATTAGGATCTAAGGTTCCATATGAATTATCATTAATTGGATTATAAACACTTGGATTGATATTAATAGTACTATTTAAGGTAACTTCTATCTCCATTATTGTATTACTTGAAGGTTCTATTACCCAAACCGATCTTCTATCTGGGTTGTATATAATTCTTGTACTACCAGCTGGTAAAGAGATTGTTTGAACTACTGCCCCAGTTGTTGGTCTAATTACACTAACACTATTTGATGAAAGTGATGATAAATAAACATCTCCGTCAAATTGATTTAATGCTAAATATCCATAATTTGATACTCCAGTATTTATTGTAATAGTATCAGTAGATAGATTAAGAGATTTAAATGATGTTGATGAATCTGAGATGTTCATCTCACCAGTTAAATTGTTAAAAATAATATCATTAAATGGTTGTGTTGTTATTCCAGAAATTGACTGGGATATACCGTTGTCAATTTTCCATAAACTTGAAGATCCATATACATATATAGCTTCATTAATAGGTTCATAGAATATTGAATTTGTTAATCCTGGTATACCATAAGTTGTTTGTATTGTTCTATTAGGATTTGATGAATTTAATGGTAGATATCCTGGTAAGCTAGGACCACCATTTATTCTAAGAGTTTGACTAACATCTGTTATTACATACATATCACCTTCAAATTCATTAAATACCATTTTTCCACAAGATGTTGCAGATGGTGGAAAATTAAGAGATGATGTTCCTAAAGTCACAGCTAATGTATTCGTATAATCATAAATATCAATGTTTGGACTATTATCATATGTTACATAAATATCACCATTGTTTGGATTGATTTCCATATCATGAGCGTTATTGGTAAGTGACATTGTTGCTACTAATGTATTTAGTAGAGGATCAACTACGAATATATGATTCTTTGATAAACAATAAAGATAGTTATTATATGAGTTGTACTCTATCTCAATACTTTGAGTATTTCCAGGTAAAGAGACTGTTGTTAAATAGCTAGTTATATATGAATCCATTACAGTTAAGTCATCTCCAAAAGCATAAATTGAATTAGATAACTGAACATAGATTAAGTCTACTAGGCCCGATGTTCCTGGGTAACCTTGAAGATTATATGTGTTTAGTGCATATGTATTTGGATTATATGTTAAAGTAAATGCTGATGGATCAAATGCTCCTATTTGATATGGTCCTGCTCCACTAGGAGTTGGCCCAACAATAGGTCCATTGCAAGCTGTTTGTCCATATCCTGTATCAAATGCTAGCGTGATAAATGCTGATGAGTTACAAATTCCAGATGTTAATCCCCAGAATGGTCCTTGATAACTTAAATTTAAGACTTGTGGATCTAAAAATTGAATAACGTACTCTTGATTGTTATAAGGATGTATGGTATTATTAATAGAGAAAACCATTCCTGTTGCAAATCCAGCATCTTCAAATGATGTTAAATTATTGGTAGGTAAAGATACTTCATTTGATGTTATAAGTAAACCATCATTACCCTTTATTTTTTTAGTTATTGTGTAGTCTATAATACCAGGTATTGATAATTTCCCTGTGTTTATAGTGTAATCAAGTCTTCTATCTAATCTTTTAACATCAAATTTTAGTAAATTGTTTATAGGAGTTACTAAAATTCCAAATGTTCTTAAATAGTCTCCGTGTTCATCAACCCATGCTGACAAAGTAGCCGGAATATCAGGATATTGTGAATATGATCCTGTTTGGTATATCGTGTTTTGTGTGAACTCATCATCGTTTATTGTTAAAGTTAAAACAGGTCCAATAGTTGGTCTAGTATTAGTGTAATCATTGTTACTAAAAAGAACTCTTGAGTGTTCAATGTGATAATCAGCTGTTATACCTATAAAAATATCATCTATTAATAAAGGAACATTTGGATATTGTGTTTGTAATTTTATTGAATTTACAAATGGTGAAAATATTGGGCCAGTATATTGTATATCTGATATTATTCCTAATCTTATTAATTCTGTGTAATATCTCGCTAACCAATTTCTAAGAGTTCTATCAATTGTTCTTTGCATATCTAAAAGACCTCCGCTATATATCGCTTCCAATTGTTCTTGATAAACTTGACCATTTATAATTATTTTAAAACCATACTCATCTATATCTGTAAATACAATATTGACCAAAATATTTTGAGATATATCATAATTTAGCTCAGGATTTACAGACTCTTCTACTTGAGTCACTCTCTCATATGTTTGTGTAACATTTCCTATTGAATATGTTGGTCCAATTTGATTTTGATAGAAATTTACTTCTGCGTATTTACTTGGATATATTAAATCTGCCTTTAATTTATTATTTTCATAAAATAAATCAATATTAAACGATTTTAAATCGTCTTTATACTTTTCAGCAGCAGAGGCTAATGTTGCTGCAGTGCTATATGTGAATCCATATCCAAAATATATTCTATCAGTTGTTAGATATATCTGAGCACCTAATAATATTTCGGGTGTTACTATTTGGTCAACCTTTATATAACTTATGAATGGTGACCAATACTCTGTTGTATATGGATCTACAAACTGAGTCGCTCCAGTAAAACTTTGAGTATAAGCTAATATACATTGATATATTTTATTATTCCAAAGAACTTGTGATTGAGTTCCGTAAAATGTTTCTTGTGTGTTTCCTATAAATGTAGGAATATTAGCTATAGTAAAGAAGTTTTGATTCGTTGTTGAACCTATTATTTTAAATTCTCTACCAGGTTTTAATATATCCGGAACACTACTAGAGAAGTATATTTTATTTTCTACACTTACTATAGGATCAGCTACACTATTTATAGTTATATAGACATCATCTGTTAGTGTACTACCACCTATAGATACACCATCTATAACAAATAAATCACCTACAGTATATTGTTTACCTATTTTATTTAATGTAACTGATGACACAACACCACCGGAAACTATAACATTGAATAATCCACCAGTGCCTGTGACGGAAGATGATGCTCCATTTGAAGTTAATGATGTATATGTTCCGTCAGCACCCACATTAGATGTGTATGAAAATGTTAGAATTTCACCACCAGATGTTATTTGATTTGATACTTGGTTTATATTTAAACCACCATCATATATTCTTGGTAAATCTGTTTTACTAACAACCTCAATTATTATATCTTCACCATTCATTCCTGATGTGTAGTATTCAAAGTGTTTGTTATCTGTTAGTTCTTCTTCTTTAACCGTGTAAATTCCATCATTGAATTGTGAATTTATTACATTTAATTTTTTCTTTTTATATAATTTATCATAAAATTGTGGTTCATTCCAATAAGAAAGATTATCACTATATAATCCATCTATGTAATTATAGACTCCAATTCCATTTATTGCTGATATTGTTCTTCCTACATATATTGATTGGTCTGAATATTGTGAAATATACATTGACTCAAATGTTGCATTATCAACAGAACTTATAATCATTATAGCTCCTTTTTTCGTTGATACTACGGTATAAGTTTGTGTAGGATTGTTGAACTCTAAAAATACCGAATCAAATCTAATTATACTACCTATTGGGAATTTCTTTTCAAAGTTATCACCAAATATATATTTTGAGTAAAATGTTGGATCATTATTAATAGGTTCAATTCTACTAATACTTTGATTCTCATATTTGCTATTATAGAAAAACAATCCATATTCATTGAATAACTGGAATTTATTTAAGGTTAGTGTTCCAGGTAGTTCGAACTCAAATGATGGTATATTCTCCAACATATAAATTCCTAATGTTTTGAAAGTATCTGAAGAGTTTTCGTGAAAAAGTAAATCTCCTTCAAATCTATCTGTCGTATAGTTGTAGTTGAAATTTAAATAATCTCCTTCTTTGTTGAAGAATAATAGGTTTTTATGATTTGACATTTAATAATGTAAACTTTTACATATATATTAATTTATCTTTTCTTAGTAAGTGAATTTAATATATATGAGTATGAAAATTAACAGATATAATCAATTTATCAACGAAGAGTTTTTTAAGAAGATATTTAATAACTCTAAGAAAAAGAATAAGACTACTAAACTGAGTAGAATCGATTCTTGTGTTGTTAATATTTTAGACTTTCTATCAGAAAATGATGTTTACAACTGGAACAAATTTCTAAAAATGTCGCAATTTGATAGAGATGTTATTGATAAATTAATAGACTCTGAAGTTAATAATATGGATGAATTAAGAGAAGTTAGATTCAGACTTAAATTAGAATTAGGTGATAGAAAACAACTTATGGAATACAAAGATGAGTTAGAATCCGAAGAGGAATATGAAAAATGTGCTCAAATTGTAAAAAAATTAAGCCAAAAATAAATAATAAACTATGATACAAATTAAAAAATTTAACGAAACAAAAAAGGATGAGAAAGTCAAAGACCAAGAAGTTCTTTTTAATGTAGAGGTTTTAGCTGATAAAGATGAAAAACCATCATTTAAAACAGAAGTTGAAGATCAAGAAAAGGTTAAAAAAGAATTTGATAAACTAAGAAAGATTAAAAATTTCGAAAACTTTACAATTGAAGTTGAAGTTGAAGTTAAACCTCAAGGAGAAGATGAATTCTCACAAGAAACTCAAGTACCTACTCAAGAAGTTGGATGTGGATGTTGTAATCAATGTACTGGACAATCTGATTGTGAATGTTGCCAAGATTGTACTTGTAGTGGTGAAGTTGAAGAGGTTGGACAATCAAATCCAGAAAATGATGTTAAAGTTATGAATATTTCAGACTTTATAAATTCAATTGCTAATCAATAAAAAATATATAATTTATGAAGATTATAAAATTCACAGAATCTGTTAATGTATCAGAATCTCTTAAATATCACCTAGAGAATAATAAACCTATTACTGAAAATATATTCAGACCGGGTTCTGAGGCTTTCTATGAAGTTATCAAAGAAGCTAGACAATTATTTGATTTAGGTAAAGTCAATCTATGTGATGTAGATAAAGAATTATATGAATCAACTGATATTGGTAAGTTTGGAATGTTTAATGATGAACTAGTTCCTTTAGATTTACCAATGGAAAATATAGAAGAGATAAGAGAGGAAGCCGAATATAAAGGTAAAGATGTTAAATTAAATTATCCAATGCGTGGTGGTGCTAAAAAATACTATGTATATGTCAAGAGTGCAAAAGGAAATGTTAAAAAGATATCTTTTGGTGATGTTCATGGTGGATTAACAGCTAAAGTTAGTAATCCTAAGGCAAGAAAGTCATTTGCTGCTAGACACCAATGTCATTTAAAGAAAGATAAAACTAAAGCTGGATACTGGAGTTGCAGACTCAATAAATTTGGTCATCTTTTTGGTGGACGAACTTATCCTGGGTATTGGTAATATATGAAACACTTAAAAACATATAAAATATTTGAATCGTCCGAAGAAGATGATTATGTGGACTCACTTTTGGATAAAATATCTAAAAAAGGAATAGATTCTTTAAGTGACTCTGAAAAAAATAGATTGAATAAAATAACATCAGACAATATTGAGGATAGAACTCTCAGAATCATAAATGGTGAAATTTACATTGGAGATGTTTCCCACGATAGATTTAATTCTCCAGAATATAAAAAACATATTTATCCTAAATCAGATATCATTTCAGATGCTAATAGAATGTTCTTTTCAGAAATAAAAAAGATGAATATTGACCAAATAGAATTAAATTCTAAAATATATGAATTTGAGATTATAGAAGAAATGTCTGGTGAACATCTTAAGATTGGTGACTACATATTAAATCCTTTTTGGGAAGGAAGTAAAGAAATATCTATAAATCACTTGAATAAATATTATACTTATCCATTAAAATATATACCAATATATAAAAATGAGATGGTTGATTTTATAAAAGACTTCCTATCTAAAATATTACCAGAAATAATAGAATGAAACACTTAAAAACATATCAAATATTTGAATCTGAATTTTTTACAATCAGTGACGAGAGAAGAAAAAAACTAATTGATTTTATAAATAGTAGTTTAGATGGTGCGGATATGGATTTTTCTTCTTGGATATATCAAAATATAATTCGAGGAAAAGAAGAACATACAGAACTTAATGATTTTATTCAAAAAGTATCTCCTAATTGGAAAAAAATACTCGATGAATACTTAGCTAAGTATAAAAGTGGAGTAATGAAAATTGGACAAGATGACCAAAATGAGTGGTTTGGTGTAAATTATAACTCAAGTCTTAAACAAAAAGAAGTAATAGGTGATCAAGAGATAACAAAAAACTTTTATGTAACATTTGAGAAAAGCGAAGACAACCTGAAAAGATGGTTCAATGGACTAGGAACTCTTATAAGTGACTTTTACAAAGCTTGCACAGAAGGTGAATTAAAAAACTCGGCAATTTCTTTCAAATGTGGATATGATGGTAAACATTTTATAGAAGACAATGACCATCTAAAGTTTTATTGGTATAAAGATGATGATAAAAATAAAGTATTAGAAGTATATAATAATTGGTTGAAGAAAACTGGTATACAAACTAAGAAAAGAGCTTATGATTTTGGAATAGACACTGCAAAAGGTAGAGATAAAAATAGCTTTGGTCTAATGGTTGCAACTAAGGTGAATAACCAGTTTCAAAAACTTAAATCACAGTATGGAAAAAAGTTTACATCTGAACAATATGCAGATTATATAATAGATATGTTAAACAAAACAAAGTTTAAAATTGATTAATATGACACTTCCATTTCAAGAAACTAAATTAAGCGATAATACATTTATCAGAGAGTTCAAACAAGATACTGACTCTGGTGAGTTTATGTGGCATCGTGATAGAGAAGATAGAATAATTGAATCTATTGATGAAACAGATTGGTTAATTCAAATTGACAATGAACTACCTAAAGAAATAAAAGGAGAAGTATTTATACCAATGGGTACTTATCATCGATTAATAAAAGGAACAAATGATTTAAAAATAAAGTTAACAAAAAACCCATCCTAAAGATGGGTTTTTTTAGTCAGATTTGACTTTATAATTTTCATTGTATATCTTAATGACTTCATCAAATTCATTTACAATTCCTGATTTGAAATTATCACTATCATATTTTTGTTTTAAGATATATTCTTTTATATAATCTTCATATTCTAATTGAACTGATATTTCCATTCCATTTTCATCAAAATCAATATCATTAGATTCATTCACTTCTTCACCATCTACTAATTCTTTAGTAATATCATCAATATACTCTACAGAAGCAAAATTACCCTTCTCTAACATCACTTCTAACTTCCTGCGAAGCTTTCTATTACTAATTAATAGATTGTTTGATATAGCTAAATCTATATAATCCTTAGTATCTTTTAACTCATCTAGTCTATCAATATCTTCTTCATTAACTACTCTAAATTTTTTAAAAACTGGAGAGTATGTGTTAGGTACAAAATCGATTTTATTAGTGTTTAGGTCGAGTATGGTGATTCCTTTTTGGTCACCCATATCATTTCTATCCATTTGATAAGGAGAACCTATAAATGAGAAGTTTTTGTTAGTTTGTCTAATATGAATGTGTCCAGAAAAAACATGTTTATATTTTCCAAAGTTATCAACATCAATTTTATCAGCATTTCTATGAGCTACTGAATTTAAATGCATTAAACATCCATTTAAATCAGAGTGGCAGAAAAGATAATCACCTGGATTACTATCAATTTCTTTAATCATATCTAATCTCTTTTCTACCCAAGGCATAAGAATCAATTTTTGACCATCTAACTCAATAGATGATGTTTGTGTATAAACTGAAACATTTGGAACGTGATTGAATAATCTAACTGAGTTTATATCATTAGATCCTTTATTCCAAAGGTCATGATTACCTACTATAATATGTAGTGGTAGTATTTTAGACATCTCTATAAGTATTTTCTCTGCCTTATATGATGCAATGATAGGAATAGATGTTCTGTTGTCGTATAAGTCACCACAATGAATAAGAATATCTCCTGGTTTTGAATTTTCTTTGATGTATGGAATAAAAGAGTTATAGAAGTAATCTTCCATCATATCTAACCACTTATCTAGATTGTTGAGGTATACTCCAAAATGCCAATCTGTTGTAATAAAAACTTTCATTAAAAACGTTTTCTTTTTATATGAAATTATTATGATATTGTTTCTTTTCTTCTAGAGTCTCTAGCACATTTCTCACATCCACTTCCAGCATATAGATGAGCATTTGGTGTTTGTTCAAATTCCCCGTGTATTGGACATATTATTTTAACTACACTTCTGCAATTTTCATATACTGTTAAGTCATAGTTGTACTTATAGTTATGTTTAATATTTGATTTTTCTACAAAGTCTTTATTTCCCTTGTTTCTTCTATTAAGTGACTTTAGTTCTTTTATTATGGCATTTTCTTTTGACTTGCAATTTTTGTTACAAAACTTTCTATCTGGTCTACCCCAAACAATTTCTTTATTACAGTATCTATAATTACAATTCATATATACTATTTATTAAATAGTGGAAATGGCATTTTTTACAACATAATTTTCAAAATAGAGATAAAGGAAGTAAAAATTAAAATATATAACTTATAAAAAATAATTAAAAAAAATATGCCATTACCACATTATACACAGTTGATAAATGTAGGATCTCCAGGTGGACCTGGAACATTTCCGGATGAAGTAGTTTACCTTAACTTATTTGAGGTGACATTCGTTTTACCTACAATTTTGGTTGCTCAAGGGAGAAACCCAGTTTTGTTATTACAAAACGCACTTAATATTGATATGAACTTAACGCAGTTTGACGTTGGTATCAAAGAACAAAGATTCAAGTATTCAACTCGTCAATTTTTGACAACTCCAACTAAAACCGCTGGTGAATTTAACATTAAATTCAATGTTAACGTAAATCAAGCAGGTTCGATGGAGGTATGGAATGCTTTGAAAGCTTGGTACGATTTAGTATTTAACTCTCAAAATGGTTCATTACACTATAAGAGTGATATCATTGGTACTGTTATCGTTAATCAACATGATAAAAAAGGTGTTGTATTAAGACGTGTTACTTACCAAAACGTACAAATCAAACAATTAGCTGGTTACGCACTTGACTGGTCTTCTAATAACATTATGGAGAATCTTCAAGCTGACTTTATCTATGACTACTTTATTGATGAATATATTGATAATGACTTTACAATTACTAATCCAATTGTTTCTGGATATGGTCAATAATATTTAGTATTAATTAAAAACCATCAATTTTTATTGATGGTTTTTTTATGCCTTTTTGTTGCATAAAAAAACCCACCAAAGTGGGTTTTTATTTTAATTAAAATTTGGGTATGTTACTTGAGAAACTAGATGCGTTTTTCATCATTGAGTTTGCATCGAAGTTTGGCATTCCTTTTGATTGTTCTCCTTCTTGTTTCTTTTTCTCTGAATCTTCTTCTTCTATGATTTCGTTTACCAATTTTATGTTTTCTTCAAACATCCAAAATGGCCACTCATCCATCGAGATTTCTTGAGTTTTGAAATGCTTTTGTAGCAATAACTTATTCTTTAATATATGCTTCAAAGGCATCGTGAATAACGAAAATACCTGAGGCTCCGTTGGGAAATTGCATGTCGGTGTGGACCTCCTCACCACACGTACAGGTTTTCTTCAATTCCTTGATACCAAAAGTCATTTTACTTACAGCTGCATTTAAGAATTGGAATGAAATATCATCTATTTCTTCAAAATCTTTAAGTTTAGCTTTGATTCCTTCATATGTAATTGTAGTTCTTCCACCTAACATAAAAGGAATAATCTTTAAGAAAGAAAGATTTGGAGTTCTTTTCTCATTATTCTCTCTTAAGATATAATCCGTGAAAGCTTTCTGAAGACCAATATTTGGTGGTGTTAGTTCAAAGTTTCTTCCATTTACTGTAGAAAAATGATATGTTCTATCAGATAAACTGAAATATCTATCCAATTTTTCATCAACATCATGAAAAGTAAAGTTTTCTCTTTTAAGATCAACTGATAATTCGGTAGAACAAACTCCACACTTCGCTGGAATTGTTAATGTATTTCCTTGTTGGAAAGTAAGTTCTCTTATTAAGAATAGTAAATATAATCTATCTTGATCTTTTACTTCTAGATAAGATCCGACTTTACCATCTGTGTATTTAATTCTTATACAAGATTGTAACATATCATTCATTTTTTCTACTATATCATAAAAGTTATTATCATCAACCATTGAATATGCTTGAATTTCTCTCACTTTTGCTGGTCTTACCATAAATAGTGTACCAGTTGGGTAGAAATCACCACAAGGTAACTCTTCAATATTGAAGTTAAAATACTGAAGGTCAGTTGTTCTTGTATTATCAACTTTTGGTTGAGCTACAAACGGAATATCAGAGTTTTGTGAGTTATTACTTGAGCTATCTATACCACTAAGATGTTTCTTAAGGTAGTCTTCTTCACTCATTTCGTTTTCATTAGACATATTTTTTTATTATTTTTTATTTTATTATATATTAGTATTTGTTCTCTCTTCTGTTTTTTGAACAAATATATTTTTATCGTTAGTTTTATAATGAAAAAAGAGTAGAAAGTTTAACTATTTTAAAATAAAAAAACCAGATATTTCTATCTGGTTTTTTTTATTATTTATTATTTATTATCCATTCATGAAACCACCTGCATTGATAGCTCCGGTTCTTAAGATTGTGATATTATTTACAATAATACCCATACCTTTGATTGGTTCAACATATGTATCAAGTACACCAATTTGGTTATCGATAATCTCATTAGTGTTATTTTCCTCATCCATTTTATTGAAGTAGTTATATAAACCGTTTCTAGAAACGTAAGTCTCACAAATTACGTCAGCTCTAAGTTTAATCTCAGCTCTAATATCAGGTGTATTAAATTTCCATTGGAAGTCTAATAACATACTTGATAATTCTCTTTCAAGTTCAATAAGGACTTCTCTAACATGTATGTAAGAAAGAGCTGATTTGTAAAGTGTTTGAGCTGTGTTTTCAGTCTCAATTACATTTCCTCTATTTCTCTTGAACACGATAGGATTCATTTGTGCTTGGTTAATATATTCGATATCAGTTAAAGTGAAATCCATTTCAGTATCCACTATGTTAGTGATTCTACCATTAGTAACACCCGCTGCAATTGTCCAAGGAGTTATACCACTCGCATTTGAGTTTTGTTTTCTCATATATGTTGTTGCTATCCAAGCTGCTGGTGGAACATCAACTGGTCTACCATTATCATTTGTAACCACATATGGCATAAAGTAACCAACACAAGTTGAACCTGCTCCGTCACCGAATGAGTAAAGGAACGCTGGTGAACTTTCAGGGTCTCCTCCACTAGCTACATACTCTAATTGTAAAACTCCTTCAGAGTTAACAAAAGATGGAGATGTTGAATTTTTGAATGACTTCATTGAAGGCATGTTTATCACACCAAATGCGTCTAATCTATCACCACATATATCAACTAATTGTTGTTTAGATCTCTCAGTTAAACCAAGACCAAATGAGTCAATTAAATATCTAAAGTCAATTGCTTCTTTATTAGTTACTGCTTTGAACAATGGTGTTCCTTTAGCAACTAAGTTAAGAATAGAGTTTTGTCTAGCTTCAGTTCCATCAGGTAAAGATGCTTGTCTAATTCTAAATCCTTTAAGAGATATTGCCTTGTAAGTTGTTGCGTAATTGTCAACAGAAGTATATCTTGTAGCTTGTAATGCTGAACCACTATAACTTGTTGCGATTCTAGAGTCACAAGTGATTTCAACTAAAGTAGCATCACCACTATATTGTCTTTTAGAAAGAATTCTTGTAAGTTTTCTTGGGACTTCACCAATTGCTAATAAACTTGAGTCATAGTATGCTGATAAGAAGTCACCAACTCTTACTTCAGTGTATCTTGTTCCTGTTACAAGTATCTTATTAGGTACTTGAACATATCCAGCTGGTAATTCAACTTCGATTGTTTGTTTGAAGTTTGATTTAGCTGATTGAATAAAGAATGTATTATTTGATGTTACATCTACCGGCTCAGTTGCTGTGAACGTTTCATCTTTGAACTCAACTTCTAAAACTCCATCATTATCTAAATACATTTTTAAGTAATGTTTGATATTGTAATCAAATATAGTATTTACATTAAATAATTCTTCATATACTACTTCTTCAGTTACTCCATATGCGTAGTATCCAACACCATATCCAAGGTCTGAAGCTAATGACGGATCAGTATCTACGATAGTAAATGTGCCAGTATTTTTTTCTGAATTAGGAACTATAAATTGGTCATAAGTACCCCATGCTGGATCAACTGAACTTTCAATCACTACATAATTATTTCCAGCGAATGAAGAAGTAGGTCCCATATTTGTTCCACCATTTGTATTATCTTCACCATCAATGAATATTACATTTACTGTATCTCCAGCCGCAAATGGTAATGGTATTGTAATTTTATTTGAGTAGAAGTAATCTCCTGTATTGATTATTCCATCAAAGTATCTTGAGTAGAATTTAGAGTATCTACCAACAACACCATCAGTACCTGTTGGTTGTGCTTCTTTTGTAGATACAGAATCAGTACCAAGAATAAACTCGTTATCTACTGTGTAGAATGATAAGTAACCTTTCAATACATCAGCAAGTTCAGTATTAGTTAAACCAGTGTTTAATATAAATGATTTATTTGATGTTGATGTTGTGATGATTTCAGATATAGTCATTGATGAAAGACTTACTTTTCTATATCCAAGATTTGGTCCTAAACATATGGACATTTTATCTTTATTAGCTGAACTAATTAAGTCAACCAATTTATAGAACTGCTTAAATCTTCTATATTGTTTGTAGTTAGCTGGTGATGCAGATGTGTTCGTGTTTTGGAACTCAACTTTAATTGAACCTGCTGTACTTTGTGTTGCGATAAAATAATCATCTGTAATTGATGTTCCAAATGCGTAATCAACAAAACCATATGGTGTAATACTTGTTCCAATATTTACTGGATTTATATTTACAGATGTTGAAATAATTTGTTGATTTATCATACTAAATGTAGCGAATCCAAGAACGATGTCACTTAAAGCAACCGTTGGATTTGCTGGTGTTCCTGCTGGACTACCAACCAAATTACTTGTTACTGAAATCTCACCTGTTGAATCAAGTGTGAATACAGATGCAAATGTTAATTGTGATGATGAAAAAGCATAATCAGTAGCTGTTATTACTAATGATGTTGTTCCAGAAACAGGAACTTCTTTATCGCCAATCACAGCAAATGCTCCAGATGAGACATTATATGATATAGATATTGATGCAGATGCTGCTGAAACTGTTGAGTCTTGAACAACATTATGAACATAATTCTCACCAAACCAAGAAGTTCTATTATTGAAGTAAGTAGCATCTATAACACCACTTGATACAGGAGTATCTCCTGATCCAGAGTCAAATGCGTGTCCACCTTGATCATAATAACTAAAACTACCACCTAAGACAGCTGTTACGTTACCTGGTAAATCAAGAGGAACTGCTGTAATCTCAATTGATTCAGCTATAGTTTCTTTATAAGATAAGAATTCAATATCAGTCTCATTCTCACCAGCTATTGTATTACCAACTAAGTCTAATAAACCATTGTAATAGTCTGTTTCAACTAAATCAGAATTGAATGAACAGAACAATCCAGTTCTATCAGTATCTCTGTTAATTGTAGTTTCAATAAATATGTTTGTTCCGTTTGAATCTCTAAAATATGGAATTAATGACAATCCTTCGTAGTATCCTAGTAATGTAACATTTCTATCATTAGCGAAAGCTCTTAATTGAGTTTTAACTAAACCAGATGCGTTGAAGTAAGCACTCCATCTTGTATCAATTGCCAATTCTTGATAATTTGACCAGTCACCACTAACAACAATAACATCAACTAAATAGTCAGATGCGAAGTCATTAGCATTTACATATGCTGGAAGTTTCTCTATAGAACCATAATACTCAAGTAATGTTCTATCAAATCCAGTTCTAGCACTTTTTACTACAAATGCAGTAACATACTTATCAGATAAGTTTGTTAAGCTGAATGCTCTTTCAGAATATCCAACATTACTTTTTGTAAGATTCATGAAAGACTCAGCGTCTCTTTTCCAGAATGCAGTAGTATCAAAGAATCTTCTATAAGGTCCTTCTCTTTCTATATCATTTACATATCCTGAAGATGCAGATAAAGATTTATATTCAATTAAATCTAATGTATCATCTGTATTTAAAAGATTGATAGCGAAAACAGGAGATGACTCTAACATCTTAGCTATTGTTCTGTGGAAAAAAGAACCTTTTCTTTCTAAACCTCTGTCCATTTGACCAAAGATAGATTCAAGATCACCTGTAGTAGTTAACCTAATAGGAGTATTAACTGGTCCTTTTTTAGACACACCAATTACCATGTTAGTAATTCCCTCTACTATCGGGCTACTGATAATTGAATTGTCAAATTCTTCTATGAAGATTCCTGGTCTTTTGTATTTTCCAATTTGAATTGCCATATTATTTATAATTTTTTTTATGTTATGTAGTATATATAAAACTTAAAAAACGACATTTTTTCTATTTTTGAGTTTCTGAGGATATTTTTTTAATATAATCCATCATTTCTTTTTCTACATTAGACATTTTTGTATCAAGAGCCTTTTGAGCATCCGAAATATCTTTAACTAATGATGATATAGTCGTAGTTTTAGTCGATATTCTTGTATTTATATCGGTTAACTTTTTACTAACAGCAGCTTTTGTGCTAGTTTCAGTTGCTAAACTTAGTTCTTCTTGAAAATCATCTTTTGATATTTTATCCTTAGTTATATCTTTTTGAAACTTATCTACTTTTCTTTTAAGATTAGCTACATGTAAATATTCTACTAAAAAAGGATTTCTATCTTTTTCTGGTAAGGCATCAGTCTTACCAACTATTCCATCTACAGCTGATTTTAAATCAATATCAGTTAAAGCTGTTAGATAAGCTTTATCAAGTAAAGGTTTTTTAGTCTTATAATCAGTGAGATTTTTCTTTAATGTTTCTAACTTTTCCTTAGACATTTTTAAATCTGGTTCATCAGTGATATTTGTCTCAAAATCAACTTCTTCCGTAAATAGTTTGTACTTTTTTAAGTATTTCATTTTATTTTCTAACCATTGAGGTGTTATTTATTCCATCTACCTTAATCTTAGGAAATCCACCAATATTTTTAATTATTTCTGATATATTTTTAGTTAATCTATATCTTGTATTTTCCTTATCTACTTTACATAAAGTATAACAAGTCTGTATAGACATTTCTTCAGTTCCTGAAGTTGCTGATTGACTTGGTGTATTCCTTTTACTTGAATATTTTGTTAGATATTTAATAGTAAAGTTTTTACCTGTTAAAAGAAACTGACCATCTTTATTAATTAGATTTTCTAATTTTATTTTAGCAGCTTTAATCTGATATTCTCCTTCTTCATTTTTTGGATCCATTTCAATTCTTTTCTCTAAACTTCCTTGAAAGTTATCTCCTTTAAGTCCTTGTCCTGACTCCTTAATATATCTTTTGAAGAAGTAAAAACTTTCACAATATGTAAAATAAGCAAATCCTGAATCTACTGATTGAATATAGAAATAAATCTGTTTATCTTTACCTTTATCATCTTTACATCCACATGCGAAGAAAGACCCTGATATTTCGTCAAGTTTTTCCATTTTAACTAAATCTTTCTTAAATTGTAAATTAAGAGGATCTGGTATGGTAGTAGAATTTGATGTATTTTCTTTTGCATCTGATTCTACTATAACCAATCCACCATTTAAATCATCTTTGGTGGCTCCAAAGTATTTCTCTATGAACTCTGCTTGTTTACCCATCGCTTTATCTCCATATCCTTTAGATGGTTTGTAAAGTTCTTCACCATCCAACATATCATTGATGAATTTTAAAAGATTTTTACCAGCATCTTTAATAATATTTCCCTCTTTTGTTTTAAGAATGGTTTCCTCTCTGAATATTGCCTGATTTTCTGGTTTTTTTATTATATCCTGAACTTTATTTTCCCATTCATTAAAAATCATATTATTTCTATATGGTCCACCTGATATACCAGCCGTCATTCTTGTTCCATCTCCAAAAGGTGTATAGTTGGCGAATTCAGATGCTGATACTCTACCATCACTGGTTTCAACATTTGGAATAACTTTAGTTGTGTGTAGTTTATAAGCTCTGTTAAATAATTTAACTATTTCAATAATAGGATCTAATCCATTTATTTGAATTTCTTTAGATGCTGTTATTTTTTCGAAATTAGCTACTATCCTAGCTACTTCAGTTCTCTCTAAAACGAAAGATTTTACATCAATTTTCTTATCCCAATAGTCAATAATCTTTTGAGAAGTTGTCATTACAACTGGATCTGATGCTTCTGTATCTTCGTCAGCTTCTTTTATATAAGATAAGAAAGAACTATATTTACTAATAACAGATTCTTTTGTTAAATCTGATTCTTTTTTAGAGTATTCTTTACCATCTTCAGTTGTGAAGTAATAAGAACCATCTTTAATTTTTTCAATTTTTTTAGAAATTTCTTTTCCTTCTTTATTTTTCCATTTTACAACATCACCAACTTTAAACTTAGTAGTTACTTCAGCAGGTTTTGCTTCATCCGGTTTTATTAACATTATAGATTTCATACCTTCTACAAATGGTTGTAGATTCTTTCCAGTCTCTCCTAAACCACCATATAAACCTTCTCCATCAAATTGTAAAGCTCTTTTAGTAAATCTAGCTATTTTTTCAGCAACAACAATCTTTTTGTTTTTGTCTGAAATTATTTCTATACTTTCTTTATATAATGGATCTGTAGAAGCATTTAGTGTTGCTTTTTTATCACCAACTAAATATCTATTAACCTCTGTGAAAAGAGATTTTATTATTTCTTTATTTTTAGTGTCTAAGGATTTTGAAGTTATTTCATTTAAGAACTTAACATCTACTCCAATTCCTTTATCTTTAGGAGATTCTAATGTTTCAATAGCTTTCTTTAATTTAGTAAAAGCTTGTGTTAAATGGTCTTCACCACCTTTGATATTAGATCTATCAGGACTTCCACCTTCACCAATTGCTTCAAACATAAAACTTTCCATTACAAGAACTAATCCAGCCGGCATAGTAACATTATCCTTTGGATATTTTAGTAAAACTTGAGTATTTTTAGTTCTGATGTCAGTTGCTGCTAATTTTTTAGGATTAGCTTTAATATCTTTTTGAATTTTCTCAATAGTATCACCAGCAACAGTAGTGTATGTGAATTTACTTTTTGTAGTTGTTGATGCGTTTGTTGTAGATATATTCTTAACTTCTTTATAGTGAGATAATACTAAAGCTAATGACTTCAAAGTTTTTATCATAGTAGGATACATAGATTCTGATGTTTTAGAACCTTTTTCTACTACAACTTCTTTATTTTCTCCTTTTTCTTCACCTTCACCTTTTTCTCCCTCATCTTCATCACCTTCACCAATAGGTTCTCCACCCTCAGTGTCTTTAAATTGTTCTAAGAACTTTTTAAATTCTTCTAACTGGCTTAATAGAGATTCTTTGTCTTCAAGACCTTCAATTTTTGATATATTACTTATAGCATCGTTATTAAGTCTTTTTATCTCACCTACGTTACCACCTTCTCTAACAACTTTTTCTAACTCTTCTAAAAGTTTAGAAATCGTTAGTCTATTTTGATCATTTTTATTTTCTTCTGATAGAGTTGCTGTAGTTGATCCATCTAATAGATTACTAAACGCTTCCTCTAGTCTTTTACCCACCGGTTTTATTCTAAGTAAGTTAGCACCCATTCTAGCTTTTCTTATACCAAAGTTAATTAATCTACCAATTAATGAGTTACCCCAAGGGATATCATTTGCAAACGGTCCACTAGTATCAGCTTCGTTTAATTCCTGTAAATCAATATCAGACTTATATTCATCTATTTTTTTAAAACTTCTTTTAAGGAACTCATCTCTATTACTAAGATACTTCATATAATTATATAATTTTTTCAACATATATATTAAAATACTTTTACTTAAATTTTCTTTATTTTAATATTATTCGTATATTTGTATATAATTAAGTATTAAAGAAAAATCATAAAACAAAAAAATAATAAATAAAATTTGTAGATTCAGGAATTATCCTTATATTTGTATAACAAAATAAACCACTAAAAAAGAAGACTATGAAATTCGACATCAACAAAGTAATCTGTATCAGCTTAAAGTCACACAACGACCAACAATTGAAAGCTATCTCTGAAGTTTATAAATTAGATTTTGATACTTTAGTTAAAGTTAAAGCTTGTTCTTCTAAGATTTGGATAGAAGCGGGTGGTGATTATGCTATCGCTTTCATCACAGTTGATAATAATGTTCCACAAGTTAGCGAGAATTTTTGTCCAATCACTAAAAAAGAAAAAGACGCTTTGTATAAAATTCAACCAATCAAAACTCCAAAGATGCCAAAGGTTTCAAGAGTAGTTGATACTAAAGTTGAAGACGAGGTTTCTAATGTTTTCATCGAAGATTTAATCTCTGACTTTGATGTTGTTTTAGATGTAGACACTATCTTAGACAAGATTACTGACAAAGGTATGAAGTCTTTAACTAAAGTTGAATTAGACTTTTTGAACAATCAATAATAAATTGAAATAACCTACTTTTATACAAATCTTAAAAAACCGGGAATAATTCCGGTTTTTTTATTTTAAAATATATTTTTTTTAACCACCACCATTTTTTGATAAAAAATCAAGGTCAATTATTTAACTGTTCAAAAATTGAATATATATATTATACAATTAAATTTTTTGTATGAGATACATAGAGTTAAAATATCGTAATAAGACTTATACTACAGAGGTAGAAATCGATGATATTCTTTTAAGTGAGAATTTTTATTGGTTAATCGACTCAGAAATCGAGAATGCTCAAATTGAGATAGAAAAAGACACACTTATTTGGAATGGTGGTGGTTTCTTTACTGGAGACTGGCACTATGGTATTTTTAAAAATGGTGACTTTTATGGAAATTGGGAAAACGGGATATGGGAGAGTGGTAATTTTGGAGGTAAATGGCATAGTGGTGTTAATTTAACCCAAGATATAAAAAAATAAAAAATTATTATGAAGAGAAAAAGAATTGTTCTTGAAGAAGAAAGAGCTAAGGAAATTTTGAATCAAAATGTAATCAGAGTTAAAAAAGAATCAGGTGATTATTTTTTTGAAATAGGAAAAGAGTCAACTTCTGACATTGCGGAAGGTGTATCAATTCTTATGAGAAAAACAGAATGGAATGATCCGATTTGGAATACCGAGATAGATAAAATAATTTATGAAGATATAACACCTGAGAAAGCACTATTTTGGTTAACAGGTGGGTATGCAGAGTGGAGAACACTAAACCACTATAATAGACCTTGGTGTGACAGTTATTTAGAATTTCAGGAAGAATTTGGATTTTTAATAATAAACATCATCAAAAAGTCAAAAAAATTAGCAGATGTAAGAGACGGATTTGTAAAGTATCTTAATTTACCAACATTATACAATTTTGCAATTAGTAGAGATATGGTAAAATAATAAAATTTTTATATGATTAAATTAAATCCCATCTAAATGATGGGATTTTTTTTTAATATATAATTACATGGAACAATTAAAATCAATTTGTCGAAATCCTTGGTGTAAAGCAACCTTTGTCTATAGAAAGGAAGATATGGTACCTGTTAACTCTGAGATTAAAATATCAAAAAATGAATCAATGGATGATATTCAAATGATGGCTCCTTCACATTGTTATAAGTGTAAAAGCTTTGATTCTGAACTTAGTGGTGGAGTTGAATGGAAGGATAAAGAATACGAGGGTAGTAGATTCGATGGTATGCCTCATCAGGTAAGATATAAAGTAACAAATTTTAAATAATGAAAGCACATTTTTTTGACATTGATGTTATATTAAATACTAATAGTATGGTTTGGGTTGTGGATAAAGCTGTGCCTAGTATACCTATATTAAAAATATCTCAATCTGAGTTTAATTTAATAAAAAAAGGTATTTATAAAGGTCAAGAGAGTTCTATGAAGTTTGGTGGAACCGATTATTGGGTTTCTTCGGAATTTATGAACAAGATAAAAGTTAAATCTAAAAATCATCAAGCTAATTTTTCTAATCTAATATTCTCTATGCAAGAATTTATGAATAAAGAGTTAATGGAGAATTTAGAATATACATTAAATTTAGATAATATACTACATCTTAAAAATACAGATGATGATATTTATTTTATATGTTCTAGAAATAATAAAAGAAACTATGAAGTAATGATTTCTAAAATAGAAGAGAAATTAAAAGAAAATGGATTAAAAATTAAAAAGTATTATTTCATTTCTGAGACATTCTATAATAGAAATAGTGATGATATATCTTATAAAAAAGCTAGACTATTACTACAACACATTATAGGATTGAAAACAGAAGGTGATAAATTCACTGAAGAAGAGTTACAGAAATATACTGAATTGTATTTTTATGATGATGAAGAAAACGCTATAAAATTAGCAATCGATTCAAATAAACTCTTAACCGTTTTACTTTCTAATACTGATTCTAATTTAAAAGATAGAATTAAAAGTGAATTAAAACAAGAAGAGAGATTGCTTTTTGTTAATCTTGTTACTGGTAATAGAGTTAATCGATTCGTTACAACAAAAGTAAAAATTGAATTTAGTAACTTGATTAAGGCTTTTGAGAGTTTTAAGTATAGATAATTACTTAGAGTCTTTATCTTTCCCTATCATTGCATTTTTAATCAAATCATTCAGTTTTCTATTGTCCATTACAGCGCCGGTATCTGATTCAGGCATTTCTCCAGAAAAATCATCAATTGCTTTTTGAACATCTGGACTTTCGATTTCGTTCAAACCTAAATCTTTTCTTAGTCCTTTATAAAATTTCTCCAATTCAGTTCTTTGAGTAGATGAGAATTTAGAGTTTTCTCTAATTTGGCCAATTGTTTGGTTGACAACCTCGTGCATTCTTGCTGAATTGTCACCATTATCTACTTGTCTTAATTGTGATAAGAAGTTCTTTCTAGTCATTTTTGATAAGAAGATTGTTTCAGCATAAACTAAAGCATCATCTCTCAACTTATTTTTTATATATGGGTGTTCTTTTAATTGTGGTACGTCACTTAGATATAAATCTACAAGAGATTCTAATACCTCCATTGATTGTTGAGAAGCAACCGTCATATCTGAGTCGTAATCATACATCTCAATTGCTCCTAAATCTGGTAAATCTTCAGGTCTTGCTAAGTGTTTACTTATATCAAATTCCCCGCTTTCGGACTGAATTTCATCAAATTCATCCTTTATTCTATTTCTTTCATTTTCTGCTTTTGACATAGAAGGTGGTTTTTTACAATATATATTAAAAAGATATTGTTCCTAAAATTATGGCAGTAGCTAAACAACAAGAAAGACAGATGATTTTCACTACTAAATTAGTAGATGAAGCAACAGATAAAATAAACGATGGTATAGTCGTTAAAAGATACCAAAACCCTTGGTTGAAAAGTGAGGTTGGTATTAGAAGAGCAGGTGCCTCATTTAAGATGACCACTGATGAACAACAAGAGTATGTTAGATGTGCTTTAGATGTTCACTACTTTACCGAAAAATATTGTAAAGTTAAAACAGAAGATGGATCTATTGATAATATTCTATTAAGAGATTATCAGAAAGAAATGCTTGACAACTTTGTTAATAATAGATTTAGTATTTTAATGGCATCTCGTCAGGTAGGTAAGACTATCTCATCTTCTATTTTTATGTTACATACTATTCTATTTAATAATGATAAGAATATAATGATTGTTGCTAACAAAGGTGATACAGCTGTTGAAATTGTCGATAAGATTAAATCTATCTACTCATTATTACCTTTCTTCTTAAAACCCGGTATTAAAACTTGGAATCAGAAGTCATTAACATTTGAAAATGGATGTAGAATTAAAACATCTGCTAGAACAAAGACACCAGCTATCGGTTTTACCATTGACGTACTTTACTTAGATGAGTTTGCGCACATTCCGTCAAATATCATTGAACCATATTATACCGCTGCTTTTCCAACCGTATCAGCCGTTCAAAACTCAAAGATTATTATTACTTCAACTCCTAATGGTATGAATTTATTCCATAGATTGTTGACAGATGCTGAAAGACCAGATGGTGATCCACTAAAGAATAACTATAAAGCGATGAGAGTTTATTGGTATCAAGTTCCGGGTCGATTTATAACTTATATCAGATTAAACGCTCATAAAATGTATGAGTATGGTGTTACTAAAGAAGAAATATTTCAAGTAGTACAAGATAGATGGTCTCAACATACAAAACTTGAGATGAAGTATATCACTGATAATATGAAAGATGTTATCTATGTTTATAATAATGATAAATGTACAGATGAAGAAGTTAAAAAAACAACTTTTATTGATAAGAATGGATTTGAAGTTCCTATTTTAGCTATATCTGAAATGACAACTTGGAAGGAAGAGGCTATAAAGGATATCGGTGGTGAAGATGCCTTCAATCAAGAATATGGACTAAGATTTATTAATGCTTCTAAATCATTACTTAATGAGGCTATTATTGATGATTTATTAAGAAATAAAAAGAATTATATATTTGAAGAAATACACGAGTTTGATAGAAAACTTAAATTTAGTTATAACGACTTAAAGTGGGTTGATGATGATAATATATTCATACCACTTAAAAGAAAAGATTATAAAATAGTCATTTCAGTTGATATATCTGAAGGTTTAGGTCAAGATTACTCTATAATAAATATTTTTAGAGTTTCTGAGAAACCGAAAGATCTCATAGAATCTCAAAAAGCGTCTTATAAATCTATTGTTGATTTCTTTAGATTAGAACAAATTGGTATTTTCAGAAATAATTTTATTTCAGTTAAACAATTAGCTGAGTTACTTTATATGATTGTCTTTGAATACTTAAACCCAGAAAACATTAAAGTAGTAGTTGAGTTAAATAACTATGGTAATACTTTATTTGCTGAGTTACCACATGTTTTTGATGGAAATAATAACTATGGTTCTTCGGTTTTTGTTAGATATAAACATAGAGCTGACGCAACTGAGGAAAAAATGGGTTTAAAGGTAGGTGAGAATAAAAATCTTATGGTTAAAGATTATCAAGACTTAATGCAAAGTAAATCATTTGTTATAAATAATGAGGATAATATAAGAGAGATAACAACTTTTGTCAAACATACAACAACGGCCGGTAATACTAGATATGCGGCTGATGTTGGGAATGATGATAGTGTTATGACTATAGTTAATGCTACTACTATATTTAGTAGACATGAATTTTCTGAAATGGTAGAGGATTGGTCTAGCAAATTTGTTGATAAAGAATTCACAAACTATGTTCAAGAAAGTCTTAAAAATATGGACTATGTTGACGGAGTTGATTATGGACAAGTCCTGAAAATAAGAAAGCAACAAATGAATAGATATAAAGGTAGTCAGGGAAAAAACTGGTTTAATAGTTAATCATTAGACTCCATAGTTGCTGAAAGACCAGCACCTCTTAGTTTATCTTTCATTGTTGAGATTGTTTCTAAATCTCCGTATTTAACATCACATTTTCCTTTATAGTGGATTATATGAGCACATTGATTAGCTTGTTCTAACTCGTGGTTACAAACTTTCATTAAACAAGTAATAACCCAATCAAATGTATTGTGATCATCATTGTGAAGAATTAGCTTATAAGGTTTTGCTAAAATTTCTTGTACTTTCGATTTTGTTTTCTTTTTAGTAATTGTTGCCATAGATTATATATTTTTATATTTAGTCTCTTCTTTTTTAATAACGTCTACTATTGTTATATCAACATGATGTTCAGATGCCCATTCTTCAAATTTAACTAAGTGTTCGTGTCTATCATCATACATAACAAACTCTTTAACACCAAGTTCTTCTATTTTTTCTTCGAATAGTTTAGTTTTAAAGTTATATGTGTCACCTCCCCAGTTTAAGTGGATTTCATCAAATGATAAATTGTGTTGATTTAGAATACTCATAACATTAGCAAGCATTCCTTCCTTCTTTTTAAGACGACCTGTTGCTAGAATAACATAGTTATCTGGATTAGCTACAGCTTCTAAATACTTAGCATATACCCATTGGTTTAGAGGTACATAAAATATTTCTGGATCAATACTTTCTGGTCTACCCCACCAACCATTGTATGGCCAATCTGTTCCGGTTTTTTCTTTCCAAATTTTTTCACCTTCTTCGGGTTTTGGTGTGTGACATAAGGTGTCATCAAAATCGAATGATATTAATCTTTTATACTTCATTTACTATTTATAAATTTTATCGAATGCAAATATAGTGAAAATATTAAAAAAATAATAATTTATCACGAAACATTTATTATTTTATATATATCATTAAAATTAAAAAGTTTTTATGAAACTAGATATTAAATCTATACTGATTTTGGTATTACTTGGATTTTCACTTATATTTTTCTATATGTGGTATTTCAGAGGAAGTGATAACTATAAAGATGACTTAAAAAAATTAAAACAAGAGAACAAAGAACTTCATGAAAAGAGAGATTCGATTCAATTACACTTAAACTCTCTTAATATTAGTTTTAATGATTTGAGAAAACAAGATTCTCTATTAAAAATTAAAATTTCTGATCAAGAATTAGAAATACAGAAATTTAAAACTAAAGCTAATGCTTCTAAAGAACAACTTAATAAGTTATTAAAGGAATTAGAGGAAACAAGAAAGAAGATTCAAGAATTAAAAAATAATCCTCCTAATAGAACTGGTCAGGATTTAATTAATTCTCTAAAAATTAAAACAATAAAATGAAAAATTTAATTAAATATATTATTTGTGTATCTTTTTTATTTTTAACAATGAGTGTTTCGGCTCAAGTAATAGAATATCCGAGATTTGAGACTGACTCATTGGGTCAAAAAGTTATTGTGATGACAATTGAACAAGCACAAGCACTTGATAATAAAACAGATTTATTACCTCTTTTTGAAAAACTTAATGTTCAAATAGGATCAGTTGATTCAGCTTGTATTAAGGTTATTAATGAGAAAGATGTAGTAATTGCTAGTCAAGAGATTCAATTGAATAATCAAAAGTCTTTATTAGTGGTTAAGGATAAAGAAATATCAAACCTACAAAGTCAAATTATTGATTATAAAAATAAAGAGGTCACATATATTAAAGAACTAGAAAATAAAGATAAAGAAATAGAATTACACTTAGATAAAATACACAAACAGAAAGTAAAAATGATTATTGGTGGTGGTATCGGTGGAGTGGCTATAATAGGTTTAGTATTATCATTATTACTTATTCATTAAATGATAAAAAATGAGTTTTTAGACTTAATATATAATCTATAAAAAATATTCAAATAAAATGAAGCATATTAGAACATTTGAAACCTATCGTATTAAAAAGAACAGAGAAGAAATTATTAAAGAGTCTGTTTTTCAAGTAAACGATATTTATAAAGTTAAGACTATGATTGATATTCCTCAGTCATTAATTAATGCTTATGTGAAGAAAGTAAAAGATACTACTGGTAAAAACCTTCGTCAATTTTTTGGTGATGTTGACATCGCTGAAGAAATCGTTAAGTATATCAATATGAACAACTTAGATGTTGAAAAAATTCCAGGTGGCGCATTAATGGGTGGTCAAACACAAGGACAAACTCAAGGTCAAGCACAACCACAAGTACAAACTGAAGGTGAGGCTCAAACTCAACCACAAGCTCAACCACAAGCTCAACCACAAGCTCAACCAGAAGGTCAAGCACAAGCTCAACCACAGGCTCAGCCAGAAGGTCAAGGACAAGCTCAACCAGCTCAAGGACAAGCTCAACCAGCTCAAGGACAAACTCAAGGTGAATTTGAAGAACCAGCACAAGGTCAAGCACAAGCTCAACCAGCTCAAGGACAAACTCAAGGACAAACTCAAGGACAGGCACAAGCTCAACCAGCTCAAGTACAGGCACAAGGACAAGCTCAACCAGCTCAAGGTGAAGAAGAGGAAGAGGAAGAAACTGAAGAAGAAACTGAAGAAGAAACTGAAGAAGAAACTGAAGAAGGTGAAGAAGAATTACCTCTTTAATCTATAAAATATTCAAAGAATTAAAACCCATCAAGAAATTGATGGGTTTTTTATTTAATATATAGTATATGAGATACCTAAAGACTTATGAGAGTTACAATGATGATACATTAATAATAATTGATGTTCAGAAATCATTTAAGAAATTCTTTTCTGAAATGTATCTAAATGAGTTGAAAAAGTATTGTAAAAACTTTCAAAATGTTTATCAATTGTGGGATAATCATGTCGATGGTAAGAATGTAGATAAAGATTATTTATATGATGAAACTCCTGAGATTCCAATACACAAAGACTTATATCATTTTCCAAATCAAAAAGATCTTATCGAAAAAAGATACAACTATGATGTAGACGCTGATTTCTATAAGAAGATTTTAGATAAAGAAGTTTATAAAAAAGTTAGTAAAATGGAAGAAGAAAAAACCTTGAAAAAAGGTGATATTTTCAATACTAAAGAAGGAACTATTATTACTTTTATAAATAATAATCATGTCTGGTTTCACGTTCCTAAGAAATTATATGAACTACTTAAATCATTAAAAGGTAGAGAAGTAGTTATTGTTGGTGGTGCTGATTCTGAATGTTTAGAAGATGTAGTTACAACTGCTGAAAGTCTTGGGGTTAAAATTAAAAGAGATTATAAGTATATTTATACTGCTAATAGTTGTCCTATCTAATGTCGTATTTCATCTGCACATTAGATAACAGTTATATAAACCTCATATTCTGATATAGTGAAAAGTATTTCCATCCATTCCTGATATCTTTCAGGATCCTCATATATGTTTACTTTTAATGTGTATGGTAATCCAGATATTTCTGGTATATAGGATAATATTTGTTGTGTAAGATCTCCTTGTATTACTTCAGCTGATAGTCTTGTATCATGTAATAATTCTATTAAATTTCCTCCAAAATTTGGTAATCCAAAAACATCACCTTTATTAGTAAATAATATCATCTGCCATTTTTGTATAATGACACTTATAATATCATCTTCGATAATTTTCACATCGGTGAATCTTGGATGACCTGGATATAATATGTAGAAATCTGTAAAATCAGCTGGCATAACATATATATTAAATATATTATACTCTTATTTAATTTAAAATGTCTCTGAACTTACCAATTATAGTTAAACCCAATATTATTGGATCTGTATTAGTTTCTAACTTAGATGAATAATCAGCTATAATAAAATTACAATCAAATAATTTATCTACATTCTTACTTTCAGATATAGACCAATCAATAAATGGTTTACCTAATATTTTAATCATTACATCAATTTTTTCAGGTCCAAAGTTAGACATTAAGAAGTGGTATATCTTTTCATAATCCATTGACTTATCATATATACAAGAGTATAAATCTAATTTTACTTTATTAGACACATTGGATGAATTCTCACCTAAACTACCAGTTTCTAAATAGTTTTGAACTTCGACCATTATAGATCTGAAGTCAGGAAACTTTTTAGTAATAATAGAAACTAAATCTTCTTTAGGAATTCCTTTACCTTCTTTAGGTAGAATTACATTGTTGATTCTTCTATAAACTTCTTGTTTAAGATATTTCTCTTCTTCGAGATTTTGACAATCAAAATTAATCTGAGGAATCCTAGATTTAATACCATCTGAAATTTTATTTAAGTGATTCGTTGTAATAATGAATCTAACATTCTTATTATACTTTTCAATAAATGCTTTGAAGGCATCTTGGAATTGAGCAGATACTCTTTCGAACTCATCTAAGAAGATATATTTGACATCAGAGTCAGTCTCCATCATTGGAGTAAATTTACAGAAATCTTCAATCTCACTTCTTAAAACATCAATAGATGTGTATAATGAAGAGTTAAGTTCTAAAAATGGTTTGTCTTTTGTGTATTTTCCAATGAGAATTCTAGCTAAACTTGTTTTTCCAGTGCCAAAGTGACCGTAGAATATAAAGTTTTGATTGACACCATTTTCAAAGTGTTTCCTGATTCTAGGTAAAAGAATGACATCCTCCATAGTTTTTGGACGCCACTTTTCCCATAATAGTAATGATTTAACAGACATATTTATTCGATTAATTAATAGGTATATAATCTCATGAAGAGAAAGTTTATATTTAATATATATGACTATGATAGGAGAAAGATTTAATTTCGAAGACATATTTTTTAGAGATCTTACCGTTTGTGTCTTAGATACACTTGAAGGTCAGATAAAATGGGTTAATAGATTTTCCTCAGGTGATAAATTTGTTCAGGTTCCTTTTTATTACTCTCTTACAGGAGATGAGAGATTTCTACTAGATTCTTTTCAAGATGATATTGTTTCTGAAAACAGATTTGTTGAATTAAACACTGATTTAATACCGAGAGGACATCTAACTATGACTGGATTTAATATTAAATCTGATGAATTTGCCAACCCCAATGTTTGGCTAAGAATGGTTGTTGAGAATGAGGTTGAGATTAGAAAAGTTTTAGCTAAAGTTAGAGCAGTTCCGGTTACGGTAAATTATGATTTAGAAATCTTACTTAGTTCTGAGATAGATACCTTTAAATGTAGTCAAGCAATATTAGACACACTTTGGTTATATAAATTTATGTATTTTGAACATAACTTTATGAATATAGATGCTGTTATATTGATGCCTGATAGTAACTCAATAGAAATGGCGAGAGAGAAAAATCTAACATCTGATAATAATATTAAATTAAAAGTTTCTTTTACTGTTGAAACTTATTACCCGGCTTTTAGAAGAGATAGAATTAATTCAACTGGATATCCACAAACACAAGGTTCGGGTATGGCTGATTCAAATGGATTTGCATTGGCTGGTGGAATTTCTGATAGTTTTGCACAACCTGGTTCTCCAGGTTATGGTAGTTCAAATTCTTTTGGTGGTGCTCCTGGTACTTTTCCTGGTTCTCCTGGTTCAGGAAATCAACAAAATCCTAGTGGATATGTTGGTGGAGGTCCTGGTGGATCCGGAGGTCCTGGTGGTGGTGCAATCAATCCAGCATTTGGTACCGTTGGTGGTAGTGAGAATGCTGGTGGTAATCAAGGTCCAAATGGAAATATTGGTGTTACTGGGTCGTTCTATAATACACAAGGTTCTACAAGTCCAGGTGATCCTTTAGGTTCTTTTGCAAATACTGACTTTTATGATATTCGACCAAAAAGAACTAGATGGTTTAATAATATACTGAAGGCAAGAGAAAGAGCATCAGGTGGGAATATAAATCCTAATGCTCAGGACCCTAATAATACTAATAATGGAAATTAAAAATAAATTTTCAAAAATGGTAAAAAATGACTTTTAAGCCTTAATATATATGTTATATAAAAAAAAATATTTTAAAATATGAAGAATCTTAAACTTGAATTGTTTAACTTCAAAAAGAACTTAACTCTTGAACAAGAGGAAGTATCTGGGATAGTTGAGGGACATATGAATGCTTGTAATGAGTTATCTGAAAAACAAATCATTATCTCTCTTAATGAGAGGCTTAAACCATACACATACGATAAAAGTGTTAAATCTTTGTTAGAAAATCTTAATGATGATGTGAAGAATTATGAGTTATTATATGAGTTGAAAAATTTATATAATGTGATTAATACTAAAAATCAAGGAGAGTTGTATAGACAACCATTAAACGTTCTTCTTCAAACAATTAACTTAGACACTGACCAAGATAGAATGTCTAAAATTCTTAATGAATTAGCTATCTATGATTGGGTACCAGAAGTTAAATTATTTGTTCATAATTTAACAAAATCACCTGAAAAAAGAAACAATCTTTTAAGTGGTGGTAAAGGTGAATCTACATTCACAATTGTTGAGCAAGTTGAAGACGGTCACGTTGCTCTTGTTAATGACTCTTGGTTCCTTCTAAGTGAAAATACAATTGAGAAAACTCTTTTAGAAAATCATGTTAAAAATGAAGAAGAATTGAAGAGTTTAAGAATGTTGGAAACGGCTATGAAATATGCTTCAGTTACTGAAGATAGAGTTAATTTTAGAATTTCTGAATATTTAACTATCGGTCTTTCAGTTGGTAAGAAAAGTAGTTTATTCATCAATGATGATGAGATGAACGAAGAGACTACATTGGAAAGTGTATTCGATTCTCCAATTATTCCAATTGTTAATAAAAATTTCTACCCTGTTTTACTTGAAGTTTCTAAAAACTTAGATAAATTTGTAGAATTAGATGTTGTTAAGAGAGTTAATAACTTAATTAACCCTTATTTAGAAATCTTCGCATTCAATTATAAAAATAGTACATATTTATATAGATGTGATGAAAGATATGGTAACTCTTTCTTCAAATATGAATCAGCTTTAGAGTTGGTAAATGAAGTAAGAAATGAATTAAACTATGATTTAACATATTTCTACGAAAATAGATTAGATAAAGAATTAATCGTTAAAAGAAAACTTGAAGATAAAGAAAGAGAAATCACTCTTAAATTAGAAGATGTTCAATTTAACATTGAGAAAGTTAAAGGTTCTATCCAAATGATTGGTGAATCAGCAGTTTTAGTAACAGCTCTTAAAAACTTAGAAAAAAGAAGAGATGTTTTAAGTACTGAATTAAACGTAACAAAAGAGTTACAATATAACGAAAGAGTTAGAGCGTAATCTCAAAACATATTAAAAATCCTCAAATTTATTTGAGGATTTTTTTATTTTAAAACTTTTATATAAAAAAAGTATATAACATGAAATCATGAAAGGTTAATAACCTTAAAAAAATAATGAATATGAATGTATCTAAATAATAAAGATCTCTACATAGAGGTAATCATATCAAAAGCTCAAGGAAAACTCACAAGAAATGCTGAGAAAATGTTAGAGCTACTAGCAAAGAAAACAATTAAAAAAATGAGATACTGGTCTAATGATGATAAATTAGATTGTTACCAATCCGGATTACTTGATATGTTCCAAAACTGGTACAACTTCAATGAAGATAAATCGGTAAACGCATTTGCTTACTTCACGGAGGTATTTAAAAGAGGAATAGCTAAAGGATTTAATGAGTTGTATAAGAAAAAAGGAGATAATGATAATTTAATTAAATTATTATCAATCGAGGGATCAAATGATGGCATGGGACTCCACTCACTCTAATATCACTCTAATATCAATCTAAAAACATTTGATATAGTTATGACACCAGCATTTGGTACCGCTAATATACCAATAACTATATTTCCTTCAAGACAAAAAAGACGAAAAGAAAAAATTCAAAACATCTTTAAAATAAAAAAACCACTCAAATGAGTGGTTTTTATTTTTATTAATATTAAGCTTCTGTTTCAACACCACTATATACCGTTTCTAACATTCTTTCTGAAACTAAATAAGGATCACAATTTGATGCTGGTCTTCTATCTTCAAAGTAACCTTTCTTTTCAATTATAGCTTGTGCTGGAATTCTAATAGAAGTATCTCTTGTAGAAAATCCATAACTGAAATCATTAATACTTGATGTTTCGTGTTGTCCTGTTAATCTTTCTTCATTGAATAAACCATAGATTTCAATGTGTTCTTTTTGAAATCTCTCTAATTTAGGCATCGTTTCTTTGATTACATCTAATCCACCTTCTTCTCTCATTTCCTTAGTAGAAAAGTTCACATGACATCCAGTTCCGTTCCAGTCCCCTTTTAATGGTTTTGGATGAAGTGAAACATTAGTATCATACTTTTCAGCAACTCTTTGTAGTAAATATCTAGAAACCCATAATTGGTCTGATCCATTTAATGATGTAACTGGACCAATTTGATATTCCCATTGTCCGAGTAATACTTCAGCGTTTATTCCTGATATATCTAAACCTACTTCTATACACATATCCATATGCTCTTCAACTATATTACGACCAATAACCGTATCAGCTCCGATTCCACAATAATAATCACCTTGTGGTCTTGGATTTAATGAGGTTCCTATTCCTGGATGTAAAATATCTTTTGTAAATCCTAATGGTAAACCTTCACCTTCAACAAAAGGATTTCCTGTCTTATGTGTTAGTGTGTATTCTTGTTCCCAACCAAACCAAGGTTGTTCGTTTTTATCAATCGTCTCACTTAATCCTAACTGATTCATTTTTTCTTCTAACTTATATCTGTGATTAGTTATGTGTGGAGTTCCGTCAGGATTTAATACTTCACAAAATACTAATCTGTGTGGATATCCTCTGAATGG